ATGGAAGTGGGGCGCCTGAGGGAAGAGGGCGATCACAACGTCGGCGGCATCCCCGGCCTGTACCTTCAGATCATCGACGGCTCGCGCTCGTGGATTCTTCGCTTCAAGTTCGGCGCACGACGGCGGCGCATGGGCCTTGGCAGCTTTCCGGCGGTGCCGCTCGCGCAGGCGCGAGAACGTGCACGGGAGGCCCACAAGCTGCTCGATGAAGGGGTGGACCCCATCGAAGCGCGCGATGCCGTCAAAAAGGCTGCGGTGGCTTCTCAAGCTCGGGCGCTGACTTTCAAGGTCGCCTGCGAACGCTTCATTGCAGCGAAAGAGTCCGAATGGCGCAATCCAAAGCATCGGCAGCAGTGGGAGAACACACTGGAGACATACGCCGAGCCCGTGATCGGACAGCTCGACGTTTCGGCCATTGGCCAGGATGAGGTACTGCGCGTGCTCGATCCGATCTGGCGCACCAAGACCGAAACAGCCAGCCGGCTGCGCGGCCGGATAGAGCAGGTGCTCGACTGGGCGAAGACGCGTGGCCATCGGCAGGGGGAGAACCCGGCCGCTTGGCGCGGGCACCTCGACAAGCTGCTACCCAAGCCAGAGAAGATCGCAAAGGTGAAGCATCACCCCGCCGTCCCGGTCGCGAAGGTGGCCGACGCGGTTGCGGCAATCCGGGCGGTCGAGGGGGTGAGTGCGCAGGCCCTTCTCTTTCAGGTGCTGACGGCAGGCCGTTCGGGGGAAATCAGGGGCGCGCGCTGGCCAGAGTTCGACCTTGAGGCGGGGCAATGGGATGTGCCAGCCGAACGAATGAAGGGAAAGAGGCCACACCGGGTGCCGCTCTCCAGGCAGGCCATCGAACTGCTTAAATCGATGCCCCGCTACGAGCAGTGCGATCTGGTGTTTCCCGGCCGAAAGATGCAGCCGCTATCGGATATGTCGCTGACCGCGTGCTTGCGGCGGCTGAACTTTCTGGATGCAGCTGGCCGGGTTTGTGTGCCGCACGGCCTTCGGTCGACCTTCCGGGACTGGGCAGCCGAGCACACCCACTATCCGCCTGAGATGGCAGAAATGGCCTTGGCTCACGCGATCGAAAGCAAGGTTGAAGCGGCCTACCGGCGTGGCGACATGCTCGCCAAACGCCTTGCGATGATGCAAGACTGGGCCGACTACTGCATGCCGGCGCCTCCGCCGAAGCGGAAGCGCCAGAGGGCCTAGTCGTCGGTATGTGAGCTGGTGGACGCCGCCACCGGACGTTCTTCGAGCCAGGAGTCAACCTCAGCTGCGACCCAGCCAACAGCACGCGGGCCGAGTTGCCGCGGGCGTGGAAACTTCTCGCTCGACATCCAGCGGCGCAGGGTAGTTTCTGAGATCCCGAACTTCGCGAGGACGATGTTTTTACGATAGATCAGCGGTGCCGCGCCGGCCGTCACTCTCGAACTCTGACCGCCGGATGCAGAGACAACGTACTTGGTGCTCATCTTTGCCCTCCCAGATCGAGCTGCACGGGTCGGCTTCGTTCTTCAGCGAAGATGCTCTCGAGCGCTTCCTCGATTCGCCGGCACGCGATGTCGAAGTACTGCAGGCTCTGCTCGCACCCGATGAACCGGCGGCCCAACTTGAGTGCGGCGACACCGGTGGTGCCCGATCCCATGAAAGGGTCTAGCACCAAACCGCCCGGCTGGCAGATCTCGACCATGTCGGCCATCAGCGCCACCGGCTTCTGCGTCACGTGCTCTCGGTCTGTTGGTGCGTGGTATTCGTAGAAGCCAGGCAGGCACCCCACGCCGCGATCGACAGGCATTGGCCCAGCCGAACCCCAGACGACGTACTCGGCGGCAGACGTGAAGCGCCCCATCTGCGGCCGCGGCGACTTCTTCACCCACGGCACCACTCCGCGCCACACCCACCCGCCGGCCTGCAGGTAGTCGGACGAGACAGGCAATTGCCGCCAGTCCGAGAAGAACGCCGCGGGGGCGCCGGACTTCGATGCACGAAGCGCAGCCGCTGACCAGAGCGTCGACCAGAAATGGAATGAGCGTTGATCGCGGTTGTCGCCACCAAAGTCCGATGTCTTCTCGTGGTTGCCGGATCCGGTGCTGAGGTACTTGGCTTTGGTGTCCAGCGCGCGATCGCCCCGGAAGGCGCCGCCGCTGGAGTAGGGTGGGTCGGTGATGACGGCGTCGGCCGTTCCAGGCATGAGAGCCTGCAGTACTTCGAGAGCTTCACCGTGATACAGCGTGGCGCCGCCGATGGTTTCGATCCGCATCACGCACCGCCTTTCTCGGCGGCGCCGGCGCCAGCGTAGATTTCAGCGCCCGCCACGTCGGCGAGTCGCGCTACGCCATCGCGTATCCGCGCCGCGATGTAGTCGCCGCTTGAGATCTGCTCGACCCCGATGCCAGGATGCGCGATCAGCAGGGCGCTCGCTTCGTTGGCAGCGTCGGACAGCACGCCGGCCTGCGCTGCCTGCCAGGCGTTGTCCATGCTGAGCTGGATCACCATGCGCAGCGCGGCGTGCAGCCGCTTGGCTTGCGGAAGACCGGGCGCGACAGCGGCGGCGATCTCGGCGCCTATGCCGATGACCCATCCCAGGTGCGAGAGAAGATCGCGCGCCGGCTCGCTGTCGGCTGTCATGTAGACGGCGATGCTGACGGTGGTCATGTGACTGGCCATCCTCGCTTTCGCGACCGCGGTTGCAACCGGATGGCTGTGGCACGGCTCGCCACCGCTGCGGCGAAGGCGGTTCTTCGCGCGCCTCACAGCAGCAGCTCCAGCAGGTCGAGGGTCGGCAGGGCTGCGACAGCCTTTCCGACCCGTGCTGCGGCGGTCAGATCTGCAGCGTCGAGGTCGCGGCCGGACGCCTTCCTGATGACGTCAACCAGCTCGCCCTGGTTGCGGCTGTCGAGGTTGCGACCAGCCCACACCAGCGCGTCGTTGGTCGACAGGTCTTGCAGTTCGAACGCCTTGCCGGTCGCGTAGCTCGGGCCATGGCCGGGGCGGCCGGACTCGGCCAGCATCTTCACGATGTGCTGCGCGAGCGGGCACAGCTTGGGGGACTTCTTGCGCATCGTTCAGCCCTCCGCCCGAGCAGCGATTCGAATCGCCTCGATGCACCTGCGCGCACCGAGGTACTGGTACCCGTGGGCCTGCGTCACCTCCGCGTGATAGCCGTTGGCATGAAGCCCCGCCCGCAGCTGCGTCTGGTGGTAGTTGGCGACCTTCTCGCAGATGGCGAGCGCGGCCTCGTGGCTGCCATTTGTCACCGCGCGCGAGGCCCAGGCGTCTGCCTCATCGGCGAACAGCACCACGCGGTTGAGGAACTGGCTCACGAACTCGTCGGCACTGCCCTTGAAACTGAATTGCTCCGGCATGCTCTCGGCACCTTCCGCCAATGTGACTAGCAGGCCCAGCGCGCTCGCGATGTGGTGCTCCAGCGCGGCGCCCTTACTGTTCGACCAGCCCGGCAGCAGGTGAATGCGATCGCACGTCACCAGCTGCGCGATGTCGGCGCGCATGCATGCGGCCCAGCCCATGTTCGGGTCGACGTTGATCTCGGCAGGGTTGATGACTTCGAGGCCGGCGACTCGCAGGGCCTTGGCCTCGGCGTGGAAGGCCGGAAAGTTGAGTTCGGCGTAGCCGGTCATCGGGCCGGCGATGTAGACGCGGCCGGCGCGCAGGGAGGTGTGTGCTGCGCTCATTGCCCAAGGCCTCCCGTCAGGCTAAGGGTGAGCAGGGCCAGCGTGGCGAGCGCGCAGCCCACCAGCGTGATGCGATCGGCAATGCGCGCCGCCCGCGCCTTGCGCCTGGCTCGCTCCTCGATGGTCTTCACGGCCTGGATGTCGTGGTGGTTGAGGCGGTGCGCGTTCATGCGGCCCTCCGTTGTTGCAGGGCAGCGATGCGCACGACGGTCGACGGGAACATGTCGGCCTGCTGCTCGGGCCGCACGTCCGCACGGCGCGGCTTGCGCCGGCCGGTGGCCTGGGCTTCGAGCAGGCCGCGCACGCGCTCGATGGTGGCGCGCACGTCGGTGGCGCACGCCGGCAGGTAGGGCGCGGTGATGTGAACCTTGTGCGCCATCGGCGGCGCGTAGGGCTTGTGCTGCGCGATCTGTACGACGGCAGCGGTGCTGGTGCGTGGCATGGTGATGCGGCTCCGGTTGGTGGTTGAAAGGGTTGGGTGCATGGGGAAACTCATCGACCGGCCGCGGCCAGCTCGCGCATGACTGGCGCGAAGGCCTTCATGCGTGCGAGCAGGGCGTCGAGGTCGTTGGCGGGTGGGGGCGTGGCCGGGGTGGCGGCCGTGATCCGGACGCACTCAGGCATGCGGAACGTGGTTCGCTCGCCGGCGATGTGGTTGACTTGCTCGATCGGGGCCGGTGGGGTGGCCTTGCGTGGCGCCGGCGGCTCGATTTCGAGGGTGTCGTGGGCCTTCGGCCACGGCAGATCGCCTCGCATCAGCAGGCGCTGCGGCTCTTCGTTGAGCCGGACCGTACAGTTATTGAAACGAGTCCAAGGGCGGCCCAGCGCTTCGCGCTCGGCCTTGTCCTGCGCGGCTTCGCTCGCGCAGGAACGCCACGCTTGCCGGCGGCTCACGAGCCAGTGCCCGACGCGCGTTTCGACGCCCACCACTGTCTTGCGGTCGATGGTCTCGCCGTAGCTGTTGGTCGTCTCCTTGGCGACGCGAACGGCGCTGCGCAGCATCCATTCCCGGCGCTTTCGGCACATGCCGCCCTGGGCGCGGACGTAGCCTTCCCAAGAGGCCTGAATGGCGCCTTGCTTGTGGCAGGCCCGCCATGCCTTCACCGCGGCGGCGTCGCCCAGGTCGAGGCGCATCTGCGCGTGGTCGATCTGGTCCTTGGTGACCCGGCGCATTTCGCGCCACACCGACACCGGCGGCTGACCGAGGGGCTGAAACTGCCGAATCCCCCAGGTGCTGGCCCAGGCGTCGACGCGCTGCCAGCCCTTGAATTCGCGCGTGTCCATGACGTGCTCGAAGCCGTCCATGGTGTCGGTGTGCTGGCCGACGCCGGCGTCGCCGCCGTCCTCGGCGCCAATGTTCTTGGCTACGTACTTCGCAACGTAGCCCGCGGCGCCGCCGCGCTCCATTGCGATGAACTTGCACCGGTTGCGCACGGCGCCGGGCTCATCGCCCGCGTCGCTGAGCCAGTAGCCGCTGATGATGTCTTGAGCCTGCTGGGCCTGCTCTGGCGTATCGAACCACAGCAGCGCGTGCCAATGCGGGCACCCGTCGTGATGCGGCTCGGCGACGCGGAAGCCGTAGCCCGCGATGCCCTTGCGGCCCATCTTCGCGCGGGCCTTCGCCCACATGCTGCACAGCCACTGCTGCGCATCGCGGGGCGTGGCGCCCTCGTATTTGTTGTTTCGGGTTGGCTTCGCCCATCGAGACTTCCCGCCCGACAGCACGGCATGAAAGCGGCTCGGGCAGGTGAGCGTGAGAAAGAGGCCGTGGTGCCCGTTCGCGTCGGCGAACTCCTCACACCCGCGAATGCGCGTCATCAGCTCGCCGCGGCGGATGTCCCGGTTGCTGGGCGACAGCGCCGCCAGCTCGGCCAGGCTGTAGACCTGTCCGGCCTCGTTGCGCATCTTCACGCGGGCCAGCAGATCGGCGTTGCGCTTGTGCTGGTCGACGCGCCGGCGGCAGGCCTCATCGCTTGCATAGCCGCCGTTTCGGTGGTGCACAACGGCCAGCTTGATCGCCGCATGTTCCACGGTGCGCGCCACCTTGCGGCGCAGTGCGCGCCGCCACCATTGCTCTGTGATGGCCCGGGCGATCAGCCCCTCGGGCGTCTTGGAGTTCGGCTTGTCGACGCCCAGGCGCTCGCAGTAGTCGAGCGCCGTGTCCAGCTTGTCCTGCAGGCTCATCGGCAGGGGATGGCCGTTGAGCATGTCGTCGAGCGCCCTGGCGCAGCGGCGGGCGCGGTCGCACACCTCCGAATCACCGACGGCCCAATGCAGGATGTCCTTGTGCTCGTGCTCGAAGGCGCGCATCGCATCGACGCGCGCAAGGTTCCAGCTCAGCCAGTCACCGCCGACGGCACGCACCGTCGGCTTGAGCGGCATGATGATGTCGAACGCCGGCTCCCACTGTGGCGGCAGCTCGCCTCGCATGCGCGCGTCCATTTCGCGCGCCACCCGCGCGACGTGCTGGTCGTGCGGGAGGTTGGAGCGAAGCCGCATCCAGAAGACCGGATCGGGCTTGGCGTGGCGTTTGGCGACGATGCGCATGGGGTGCCTACAAGGTCAGCGCGAAGACCGTGCGAAGGTCGTTCTGCAGCTCTCGGATGGCCTCGCCAACGGCGTTGCGCTCAAGAGGCGGCAGCTCCCGCCAGGCACGCTCCACGGCGAAGGCGATGCCGTTGACGTCGTAGCCGGCCCAGAAGAGCAGCATTGCCCGAGAGCGCTTCGAGATGCCTTCCCACTCGCGCTCAGCCGCGGTGATGTTTCGCGCATGGCTTGTGCCCTGGGCGAACTCTTCGCGCAGCTCCGCGAGCCGCGCCGCGTGGCGGGCATAGAACGGGTTGGGAACGCCATCGGCAATGTGGGCGGTGGGCTGCGCCGGGCCAGGGTTCTCATGGTGTTGCGGTGGCTCATCGCGCGGCATGCGGTCAGCGTTCGCCGGCGGTCTGTGCGTCCGCGTGGAGGCTGTCGTTCAAGGGCTTGCCGGTGTCGGTCGCCGGGTGGCGCCCCGGGGTGTCGGCGGTGATGTGCCCGGCCTCGATGGCGTCGATGACCCACTGCCGCATGCACGTCGTCTCTACGGCGCGATGCCCGTGCATGAAAGTGACGCGATCCAGCCAGACCTCGGAGCTGCCCCCCTCGACGTGCACGACGCGCCAGCCGGCGGCCTGCAATGCGTTGGCGACGGCATTGATCGCCTTGGGATTGCGCCAGCTCGAAATCGTGTCCGCGGCCTGGAGCACTACCGCATTGACACGCCGGCCGAACTGGCTGGCGCGGTAGTTGAAGAAGCTCTGCCGCACATGGTCGATCTCGATGTACGCGCCATCGCCCTGCGCCGCCTGCACGATGTCATCCAGCGCGCCAAGCTTGTCGGCCACGCGGCGAATGTCCGCAAGCCGGTTGGCGTGCCGGTCGTGCTCCCGCAGCAGCACGCGGTCGAGCAGAGGCAGGCGCGCGGCGTCCTCGCGAGAGAGCTTCGAGACCTTCGGGACGTCAATGCGTTGGGCTGGCTTCTCGGCGAAGCGGCGGGCGGTGAGGGACATGACTTCGACTCCTGTGTTGAAAAAGGCGTGAGAAGGGCCGCACGCCTTGAAAAAGGCGCGTGGCAAGGGGTGGGCAGTGGGGCGCCGCGAGGGCGCGGACTAGATCAGTCGGGCGGGGCGCCACTCATGGCGCCGCCCGTGCCCCAGTCGTTGGTGGGCGTGTGCAGGTTTGCCGCGTAGGCGGCTGCGTCATCGGCGACGTTGCCTTCGTCCGCGAGCGCCAGGGCGAGCTGGCCGCGGCGGATGTGGCGCGAGAGCGGCAGCGAAACGTCAGCTGCGGGGATGCTGGAGAGCACCAGCACGCGCTGAAATTCCAGCGTGGCCACGCCCGTGAAGCCGCACCGCCAGTTGCGGCAGCGATAGGTGATCTCGCGCATGGTCTTGCTCATGGCGCGGCTGTCGCAGGCCACGCAGCGGGTGCCGCAGTGTGGGCACTCGATGGTGATGCGCATGTAGCGGTTGCCGGCTTCGCCGGCCTGCTCGTGAAGGCTCTCGCTCATTGCCGCTTTCCTCCCGAGGCAACCAGACGGGGGCCGCGACGGCGGCCGGTGATGTGTTCGATGCCCTTGCGCAGCCGGGTCCGCACCAGCCATTCGATGGCTTCAGCGACGTCCGCCAGACCTTGCTCCCGGCGCACCCGGTCGAACACGTCGTGCTCGGCGTCGGTGAGTTCGATCTCTGTGGACGTCATCTTTTCGTCAGACATTCGGCGTTTGTTGCGCTGGCTTCAAGCCGCGTTGATGCGGCTGGGCTTAGCCCGCGGCGCGGGGCAGACTGGCGTCGGCCTTGGGTTCCTGGCCGAAGAAGGCGTCGGCCAGCATTTCCTCGGCCTGGCGCATGGCCAGCTCGCGAATGAGCGTCGAGGTCTGCGCGCCGGTCATCTTGGACAGGATGCGCAGCAGCTCGTCTTCGTAGTCGTCAAACCGGACGGTCTGGCGGTTGTCGCGCACGCGCTTGGGATCGGGGTACATCGTCGAGAGTCCTTCGGGCAAAGGAGGGGAGAGACTGGTGCGGTGGGTCAGGCGGCGGATGTGGCGGCGCCGGCCTGTTCGGCCTCGTACTGCGCGAGGCCCTTGAGGTAGACGCGGCGCGCGAAATTGCCGAGGGAACGGCCCTCGCGCGCTGCGTATTGCTGGGTGCGTTCTTTCTCGTCTGGGGCGAGGCGCATGGCGATGGGCGCTTCGTTGACGAGGCGGATCTCGGGTGGAAGCTGGGGGCGACCACGGCGACGGGCGGTGTGAGCCATGCGTTTAATATCCGAACGGATTAATTTGTGTGTGCGGCGGACTTTATCACTCGAATGGATGAAGTTCAACCAGTTTTTATCCATATGGGTGATTTTTCGTCTCGACTGAGGGAAGAGCGCAAGCGCCTGGGCCTGTCGCAAGAGGCCCTGGCAGAGCTTGGCGGCGTGAAGCTGAACGCTCAGTCGAACTACGAGACGGGGAAGCGCGCGCCCGATGCGGACTACCTGACTCGTGTGGCTGCGCACGGAGTCGATGTGGCGTTCTTGTTTTCGGGTCAGCGGACACTCGCCGGAAGGGGTGCACCTGCAAATGACGAGAAGCAGCCAGCAGCGACGGGGGACACTGTCATGCGGGTTATCACGCGGGAAGAGGCCGCACTGCTAGACAACTATGAAGCGGCGGACGAACGAGGCCGAGCCGCGGCGCGCAGCGTTCTTGATGCGCTCGCGCAACCGAAGAGGGCCAACGGGTAGGCTGGGTCTGGTCCTCTGGACCTTGGCCCGTTGGATGTTCATGGCGATGGGGGACGCCGCTAGCGAAGCGGCGGAGTAGAGGGATCGATGCGAAGTGTTCTATTGACGCTGGCGTTCGCCTGCGGCTTGTCTATGCCTGCTGGCCCTTTGCTGGCTCAGGTGTCGACGCTGGGTAAGGCGGCGATGCCTCCGGTATTCGCGGACGCGAAAACGGCCTTCGACGCGCTGGGCGACTACAGCCCGGAGTTAGGACAGGTGAAGATCCTGAAGCCTTCGCCGCTGCATGTGCAGATCAAAGCTGAGGTGGAGGCCGCAACCGTTCGTATTTCACCATCCGTGATGGTGGAGCAAACGGCCGAGGTGCTGGCCTATGGACTCTTCCGCATGTTCATTCACACGAAGGCTAATGAAGTGACCGTCACGGCCCTGCCCGTGCTGCAGACGTTCAGTGACAAAGGGTCAACTGAGAAGGTGCTGAAGGACAAGTCGGTTCAAGTCCGCATGACACGAGCCCAGGCCGAGCAGATCGCACGCAACGTGGTCGGCGTGCAGAACCTCAACGACTTGGTGGCGAAAGAGCTGGTGGGCTGGGGTTGGTCAAAACCGATGCAGATGACCCTTGGTCAGGGGCGGGGCAGCAAGGGTGTGGACCCCACCTTTCTCAAGGCTCTCGGCCTGCAGGTCAATTCGCCTAAGTGATTCGGTGCGCTTCAAGTCTCGCGTGAAAGTGGGAGCCCTCAATGGATGCCCTAATTAACGCAACATAGGAGCTCGGATTTGCGGGAACATTGTGTTGTGGCGTTTAGCAGGAAGAGTGCATGTCAGAACCCCAAGTAGCAAGAGATAACTCAGGCGTTGCGCCGACTAGGGCTGCAATTCGGCATGGCCAATTTCGCCTCATTGAGTTCTACCTCTGGGTGCTCATCGCTGGCGTTTGCCTTATTCGAGTGCTTATTGCAGCAGCTGCGCGCGAATCAGCCCAATCCTTGATTCGCGACTACTACGGCGATCTGCTGCTCAGCTTTTTTGTAGTGATGTTCCCGATAGTCTTCCTGCTCGTTTTCGGTTCATTGCCTCTTGAAGCTCTGCGACGCCGCCGATATGAGGGCGCGTCAGTCGGGCTGGAAACGGATGCATCTAAGAATGTCGTCGGCGCGGTCCAACCTCATCAGTATCCCCCCGCCCCGAACTTATCGCAGGTCGTGCCACCGGCTCTCACCGGTCAAGAGGTCATCTCGACTCCGCCGTCGCTCACAGCGGATACGTTGGTTTTAGGTCTCGCCAGAAGTTCGAAGAACTTGGCGGATGGCATATATCGCCGATCTGGTGTTTACCTTCTTGTTGGCGTAATGGTGGCCTTTTCTGGCCTCGCCTTCTTCTATCTACAGACCAGCAGTACTTTCAACACGACCGACTTAACTGGTTTGCTCGTGTCTTTGGCTCCCAAGTTCGGCATTCTTTTCTTCATTGAGTTCGTAGCCTTCTTCTTTTTGAAGCAGTATCGGACATCCATGGAAGAATTTCGATACTACGAGGCGATCAAGCGCCACCGCGAAGAGATCCTGGTTCTGCTGAAGGTTGGGGACGAGCAGAGCAAGCCGATCGATGCGTTCGAGTTGGTAAGGCTGGGGCAGTTCTTTTCGATAGCTGGCCGTCTCCAGAAAGAAGAAAGTACCGAAATTTTAGAAGCGCGAAAGCTTGAGAAGAATGAAACGGCTGTGCTGGAGAGAGCAATAGATGCTATTGCTCAGATTCGCAAGTAGCGCCCTAACTAATGCTTGCAGCTGACCGCCTCTGGCAGCTACCAATCTCAATCGCTGAGCAACTGTTATCGACAGTTGGCTAATACGATTCGGGCCGCTACGTCTGTTCAGCTGGCACGAGCCTCGGACCACTTCGCCGCAAGAGCAGACTTTTCAGCCGCCTCCGCATCCGCAGCACAAAGATCTCTCTATGACCGAAATGAGCCTTACTGATCTTCTGGACCCTCCATCCACTGCGGATAACCGATGGTTTCAACAGCGCGGTAGGACCTTCGAGCGAATCCTTGTGAATCTGCTTGAACGAGAGCATATGGAACCACAAGCCAGCATGCGCCCTAGCGGAGAAGAAATTGATGGCTCGTTTGCTATGGGTGACCGCTTCTTTCTCCTTGAGGCTAAGTGGCTTGCAAGTCCGGTTCCGGCATCCGCTCTGTATGCGTTCAAGGGCAAAGTTGATGGAAAGTTGGTTGGCACAATCGGAGCGTTCTTCTCCATGTCCGACTACAGCACTGACGCCGTAGACGCCCTTCTCTCAGGCAAAGAGTTGAATCTCATCTTATTCGGGCGAAAGGACTTACTCTTGATCGAACAGGGAATGATGTCCATAGCGGAGGCAGTGCGTGCAAAACTGCGTTATGCAGCAGAGTACGGGCAGCCATTCCTTTCTTTGGAATCACATCCCTCAGTTCATGTTAAAAAAGACCATGCAGCGCCCTTTTTCGAGCCTATCCAAGAGTGGGTCGTCGTGGTCGAAGGCACGGATGATGTGCAACCCATCGAACTACTGATTGAACGTTTTAAAACCCAGGCCAAAGTGACCGTTTTCCCGGCTGGAGGTCAACTCTCTGTTGCTTCGTTGGTCCAACACTTGAAAAACATGGGTGGACAGAATGTTGCGGCAATCGTCACGCCAATCGCTGACGCAGACCTTCAAAGAGAAATTCTCAATGAGCTCAAGGCCAGCAACGCCGAGGTCATTGCTTTGCGCCAGCCGTTGGAGGACTGGCTCGGCAACTACGTGTCGGTCGATTACTACAACACGACCATGATGCTGACGAATCGCAACGGGAAGAATGCACGGCGTTACGCGCGCAATCTGGAGCTAGAGAAAATTCTTAAAGCGAACCCATCATTCTCAGCATTTATCACCAAGTTGGAGAGGGCCCCTAAGCGCGCATGAGCAGACTACACGGTTCGATTTGAGAGCACTAACTTTGTAGTAGAACAGGAGCCATGCCAGCGTCAGATAGCATTAGCGCAGCACATGCTCGAAGTGACCCAGTGCCTGTGCAGAGTTCTGAGTGACCAGTCTGCATGAAATCGTGGATCGCTGTTGAATAAGCAAGTGACCGGCGTTGATCGACTGAGGCTGTTGGTGGCATTCTCCCTAGCGCGTTGCATTAAGATGAACTGTCAATCGTCTACGCTCGCGCCTTCCTGGCCTTCCACTCCCTGGGCCTGCTCGGTCTCCAGCGTGAGCTGGCTCGTATAGCCGCTGCCGTCGAGCGTGTGGCGCACGCTGGTGATGATCCATGGCGTCTCGTCGATCTGCCGTTTGAACCCTACCACGCGTGCCGGTCGCTGGGGCGTAATGTCGGCGCGGCCGTAGGCTAAGGTGATCTCGAAGTCGAAGATCCCGCGCTGAATGCGCAGCCATTCGGCGCGAGCTGCGGCCAGCGCATCAGCTTCGCTCGCGAAGGTGGTGCGCAGCTCCTTCGCGCGACCACTAAGCCCGGCGATGACGCTGCTGCGTCGCCCGGTCTTGATGTTGTTCCACCAAGCCTTCACACCGCTGTACGCATCGCGGTCGGCACGGCTCCAGCGGTGCCTGTCGCCGTCTTGCCGCGTGATGACTACCGGCGGCAGCACCTTGCCACTTGGTGTGCGCGCGGCGCGCGCCTGGCTGAACAGGAGCTTGCCTTTCTTCACGGTGCACAGGCAGTCGTAGGTCTGCGCGAGCCGGCGGAGAAAAGACGCGTCCGATTCGCCGAGCTGGTCCGCGTGCTTGACCTTGCGCGATGCGATTTCCTTGGCGACGACGGCCTCGATTCGGTTGCGCTTGGCCACGCTGTTGACGATGACGCCGACGGTGGTCTTGTGCCACGACTCATCGCGCAGCGTTCGCAGGCTGTCGAGCAGGTTGGCGGCGCGTGCGCGGATGGTGATCTCGTCGGGCGTGCCGGCGTATTCGACCGCCTGCACGGTGTAGGCGCCTTTCTCCACCAGGCCGACGGGGAAGCCCATTTCTTCGGTGGTGAGCTGGCGGTATGGCGCGGCGTTGAGCTCGGCAAGCCAGCCGATGGCCACTTCGACGGTGTCACCGGTGTCCGGCAGCTCTACGGCGCCGTCGTGGTCGCTCACGACGAGCTCCACCTCGTCGGCATCGTTCTGCCGGTCATCGGTGATGGTGAGGCGCACGAAGCGCGGCAGGATGCGATCGGAGACGTTCACGCCGTTGACGGTGATGCGCCAGATGGGCGTGAGGTGCGCCGCGGCGCGCCGGGCGTCGCGTCTGCAGCTGTTGGCGCTGACGTTGACGGTCGGCAGCGTGGCGGTGATGGCGTCTACGTCGGTCATGGTCTGTTCACACCACGCTGGCGCCCACGCCCAGTGACAGGCCCGTGTTGTCCGCCGCGTCCTGAAGCAGGGCGCCCAAGTCGCCCATGCTGTCGGCGATGAGCTGCTCGGCGACTTCCTGCGCATCTTGGTCGACGCGCTGCAGCGTGAGGGTGAACTCGATGCGGCGCGCTTCGCCAGTCTCGAAGAAGAGGGTTCGGGTTTCCTGCAACTCGGTGATGACGAAGGCGCCGTAGATGGTGCCGGTGCCTTCCACCAGCACCCATGCGGCGCCCTGGTCGGCCATGAGTCGCAGCACCGACAGGCTGGCCGCGGTGCCCGCGAACTCGGGCACCACGATGCCATTGAGCGTGATGATGTCGTCACCCGGCCCCAGGTACTGCGAGGCGTTGCGCGCGCCCACGAGCGGCTGCGAGGCGTGCTTCCAGCTGCTGCGCCGCTGAAGCTCTTGGTAGCTCAACGTGTCGAGCATGAAGACGAAGAGGCCGAGGCAAAGCATGGCAGGTGTCAGTTGTCGTAGTCGATGAAGGCGCCGCGGGCGCGGGCACGCTTGTCGGCGTCTCGCTTGTCAAGTTCGGCACGGATGGCCCGGGCGAGCTGCGCGGCATCAGCGCCAGGTGCCGCGGTGATGTGGATGGTGATGGTGTCGCCCTGCACGACGACACCGCCGGCGGCCCGGCCGGAGGGCGCTACGGCGATCGGCGCGCGGGTGTCGAAGTTGCCGGGGGCACGGGGGAGCTCTGCCGCCATGGCGGGCATGGCCACAGCCGTGGCGCCGGCCAGACCGAGCGCCGCGGCGCGCAGCAGCGGCCGGGTGCGGTCGATGCCGATGGCGGCGCCTTCGACGATGTTCTCGCCGGCCTGCATGAACACGCGCGAGGGGCTGCGGATGCCGAGCTTTTCCCTGAACCATCCGACGGTGGAGTCGGCCGCGCCGTTGATGGCGTCCTGCACGGTGCCGAGCATGCTGGTGATGCCGCTCACCAAGCCCTGCATCATCTGCGCGCCGAAGGTCGTGAACTTGGCCGGCAGCTCGATGCCGAACCACTGCATGACGCCCGCGAAGGCCTGGTAGAACAGGCCGAGGGGCGACCAGTTGACGATGGTCTGCGTAATGGTGGTCACCACGCCCGAGAAAGAGCCGCCGAGCTGGTCCCAGATGGTCTTCAGGCCGCCGACGATTCCGCTCCAGTTCCGATAGATCAGGTAGGCCGCGCCGGCGAGTAGCGCGATGGCGATTCCCAAGGGGTTGGCCAGCAGCAGCAGGCCCACGCGCGCGACGGCCATGCCGACACTCAGGAACGCCGACCCGAGGCGCACGAGCAGCCCGGCGCCGGAACTCAAGAGCGGGCCGACGCGAAGCATCTGGAAGCCGAAGAGGCCCAGGCCATAGCGCACCACGGCGAACGGCCCCAACAGTGCAGCCGCGCCCAGGCTCAGCGCGCCGAAGCCGGCAGCGAGCAGACCGACCCACAGCACGGCCTTGCCGATGTAGGAGGCGAGGACCGGGTTTTCCTGCGCGAACTGCGTGATGCGCTGCAGTGCGCTGCCCGCGGTGTTGAGCAGGCTGATGTAGGCCGGGAGCAGGGCGCGGCCGGCCTCCTGCATGGCGTCGTGGAAACGCGCCTGCGCTTCGAGTTCCTTCCCGCTCAGGCTGTCTCGCGCCCTGGCGTCCAGTTCGTCGATTCCGAAGGCGCCGGCGTTGAGCTTGGCGTTCTTGTGGATCTGGTCTCTCATCATGTACATCTGAGAGAACAGGCTCGATGCCGTGCGGTTGCTGAAGATGGAGCCGATGGCGTCGTTCACCTGGTCCTGGCTGGTGAGGCCCTTGGCGGCCAGCGCCGGCAGGAGCACCTTCTCCATCCATTCGAACTGGTTGGTGCGGAAGAGGTCGCTACCCTTCAGCGCGCCAGGGTCGAGGAACGAGACCTGCCCCGTCTTGTCGTGCTTCACCTTGGATGGGTCGCCGATCAGGTCGTACTTCATCAGGTTCTGCGCGGCGCGCTTGGTAGTGCGGCCCTGGTAGAGGTTCTGGTACGCGGACATGGTGGCCACGCCGGCGCTTGCGCCACCCATGATCTGCACGATGGGCTCAAGCTGGTAGTACATCGCCTCGCTGGAGAGGCCCTTGGCGGCAATGCCGCCGCGCTTGATGAAGTCCAGCCATTGCGTGGAGTCGACGCGGCCACCGGTGGCGGTGATGACGCGTTGCACCATGTCGGCCTGCTGGGTGAACTCTTCCTTGCTGCTCAGGCCGTTGCGCGCCTCGATGACCTTGAGCATGTCCATGAACTTGCGTTCGTTCTCGGAGCCTTGTTCCTCGCCGAACATGGCCTTGTTCGCAAACTTCATCTTCGCCATGGCTGGCATCACCATTTCGGCGTGATGCACGTCGGCAAAGGCAGTGGTCGCGTCCAGCATCAACCCGAGGTTGTCGTTCATGCTGGTGCCGTAGGTCTTCATCCGCTTCGCGTAGTCGACGGCCTTGGTGGTCTCTTCCTTGCCGAGGCCCAGCGATTCGATGCGCGCAGTCGTGGTTTCGTATTCGCGAATCTGGTGCAGCGGCTCGGTGACGGCGCGGCGGATGCCGTAGGCGGTGCCGATGCCGGCGGCGCCGGCCATGGCTAGGTGCCCGGCCGTGGCGCGGGTGCCGTTGAAGCTCTTCTGTAGCTGCGCCTTCCGGTTGCCGGCGTTGGCCAGCGCTTCGAGGCGAGCTTTCTGCTGGGCAATGGCGCTGTTCGTCGATGCGATGTCCCCCTGCAGGCGGTGCTGGTCCGCCGAGAGCTTGCCGATGCCGCTGGCGGTGGCCGCGGTGCGCAGCTGCACGAGGGCATGGCGCTGCTTGTCGTAGGCGGCCGTCGCGCGGTCGACCTGGCCCTGCAGTGCGCGCGCCTGGTCGCTGTTCGCGCCGTAGGTGCGGGTGACGCTGTCGAGGTTGGCGCGCAGCACCTTGAGGCTGTTGCCCTGCTTGGCCAGCTCGGCCTGGTACTTCCGGATGGCGTTGACCTGGCCGAGCTGGCCGTTCAGCAGCTTGAGGGCGTCGCGCGACTGTTTCAGGCTCGCGGCCGTGGCTTTGCTCTGCGCGTCGAGCGGCTTGAGTTCGTTGACCGCCTTGGCCGCGCCGGCCAGGATCAGCTTGAGGGTTAGCGCGGTGGCCATGGTGGTTCGAAGGGGTTGCGGTCAGTCGTCGTCGTGCTTGCTCGGGGCGTAGCGCTTGCGGGCGGCCTCGCGCCAATCCATCAGTTCGGCCAGGGGGAGGCCGTCCATGTCCTGGGGGCGCCAGTGGAAGACGAGCGCCAGATCCGCCATGGCGTCCTCTACGCGCTCTGCAAGACCGCGTCCCGAACCGCTTTCTTCAACAAAAAACTGATAACGACGCCTCCCGCTTCGGACAGGTCCGCGGGGTCGAGCTGCGCGCACTCGGGCGGCGTGAGGCTGGGCGAGGTGATCCGCGGCAGCAGCTTGAGCAGTTCGTCGGCGTCGGCGGCGTGCAGCCGCTGCAGCGAGAGGCCGCGCAGCTCGCCGGCGTTGGGCTTGCGCAGGACGATCTCGGCGATGGTGGTGGCGCCGCGCTGGATGGGCGTGTCGAGGGTGATGGTGTTGGGCACGCTGGGCGCAATGGTGGCGGTGGGCTGTTGGGCGTCGTCGTTCATGGTGGTGGCTCGGTTCGAATGGGAAGGGCAGGGGGCGAGGTTGCGGCCTGGCGTCAGTTGACGCCAAAGGCCATGCCGATGGCCGCGCGGATGGCGTCGTACTGGTCGGTGCCGCCGACGCGGAACACCATGCCGGGCACGTCGATCTCCAGCAGCTCCTGGGCATTGACGGTGAGCTTGTAGTAGCTCGCGGCGATGGTGAACTCATGGTCGTTGTCTTCGCCGGCCTTGGCCTCGTTCGGGTTCCACTCGCGCAGGCGGCCGCGAATGACGACTTCGGCGGCGGTCACCTGGCCGGTGGCTTCGTCCTGATAGGCGCCGGCGAAACGGAAGATGTTGGCGCCGACGGTTTGCGAGCCCAGCATCGCGATGAGCTGGGTCTTCAGGCCGCCGGCCTTGATGCCCAGCTCGAGCTTTTCGTGGCCGAGGTCGATCTCGACCGGGCCGTGCATGCCGCCGGCGCGGTATTCCTCGGTCTTCTTCGTGATCTTGGGAAGGGTGACGCTGGGGATCTCGCCGACCCAGCTTTCGCCGTCGCCGAACATGGCGAAGTTCTTGAGTTTCTTGGGCAGTGCCATGGTGGTGCGCTCCTATGCGTGATGGGTTGACGCCGGTCAGGCGGCCTGCACGGCCGCGGCGAAGTTGGCGAGAAAGTCGTCGGTGATGGTCTGGCGGAAGCCCAGGTCTTCGAGCGGCGGCACCGGTGTGTAGCGGTAGCTGATGCGCAGGCGGCCGACGAAGAGCTCTTCTTTCGGGTTGAGGTCGGGATTGATGAAGGCCTCGAAGCCGATCAGGTAGCCGCCCGTCACGAGGTCTTTGCCCTTGGCGTTGATGTTTTCGAGCATGTCCTTCACGAGCGTGGGATGCATGGGCTTGTCCACGAACGTGAAATGCGCCTCGGCCATCGTGTCTGCCAGCACCTGGGCGGTGCGGGTGTAGTTCTCGAAGAAGAACTTTCCGCCCTGGGCTTCGGTGGTGCGGTTGCCCCAGAAGCGGTAGCCGCTGCGGTTGATGATGGTCGTGACTTCGAGCGCGTTGAGGTAGGTCGTGTCGCTGCTCGGGCTCTGCAGGTCGAAGAACACGTCCGCGCTGATGCCCTGGGGACCGTTGACCACGATGTTCGACAGGGTCTTGTGCCAGCCGATCTGCTGGTCGAGCTTGGCGCGCAGGCCGAGGGCATAGCCGATGGCCGGCACCGTCTCGACGTCGTTGGCGACGGTGTCCCACGCGAGGAAGCTGGGCCAGATGACCATCAGCTCGCGCTTTCCGAACTTGGCGCGATACGTGGTGGCCTCCTCTTTCGTGGTGGCGTAGGCCATACCGTCGGCCTTGCGCGCCGCGATGTAGCCGAAGCCACGCAGCGCCTCGGCGACGACGCCGATCTCGACCGCGACGGCCTCGGTGTCCAGGCCAGGCGCGCCGATGATGCGCGGTTTGTAGCCGAGCTGGCCCTGGGCGGCCAGCAGCGCCTGCAGGCCGGTCTTCTGGCCGGTCGCCGTGGTGGTGCCGATGACGTTGCTGGTGGTGGCGGCGGCGTCGGCGCCGGGCTCGACGCGAACCACGATGGTGACGGCCTGCGCCTGCTGGCTGATTGCCTTCAGCGCCTTCGCCAGCGTGCCGGTCGCGCCCGCCTTGCCGACGCTGCCGCCGGGGTTGGTGAGCAACACCGGGGTGTTGAGCGGGAAGGCCGTTGCGTCGGCCTGCGGCGCGGTGGCCACGATGCCGATGATGGCCGTGCTGACGACGCGGATGGTCGCGCCGCCTTCCTCGACTTCGAAGACGCGTACGCCGTGGTGGTATTCGGTGGACATGGTGGAGTGCTCCTGTGGTGATTCGGGTTGCCTGCGGCTACTCGGCCGCGGGCGATTCAGTGGTCGAGGCGGCTTGCGCTTCGGCGGGCTCTTGCGCAGACCCCGCGGGCGGCGTTTCGAGCGGAGGGACGGAAAGGCTCGGCAGCAAGCCGGTCAGGGTTCGCTCCGACGGCTCGGCCATGGCGCCGGACTTCACGCGGTCGAGCAGTTCGTAGCAGGCGGCCCAAACCGCGGAGCGCCAGGCGCGCAGAGCGCGGCCTTCGTTTTGGAACTTGGGCACAGCGGGTTCCTCGGCGTAGGTCACCGCGGTCCTGATGTCGTCGTATCCGAGTGAGCGCGCCATCGCGTCCATGTATTCCTGCACATGGGCTCGTAGAGACGCAATGCGGTCATCGATGGTGGTCGGCGCAGGAGGGGGTGGCGGTGGAGGCACGACTGACGGTTCAGGCTCGGGCATTGGCGGCAGCTGTTCCAAGGCCCACTTGCCGCGCACCATGCGAGCCCGCATGCCGCTGGGGATATGCGGCGGCGTGGTTTCGGTCGCCAAGGCGGGGTTGAGCAGCGCATAGACCGGCTTGCCAGTGCGCTCCGTCGCAACGGGATCGAGCGGGTGCACGGACTCGCCCACGAGGAATCCGCTTTCGGGATCGATCAGATAGATGGTCTTGGTCATGGGGTGGGTGTCCAGGTCAGTAGCTGATCCACGCCGGGAAGGCCACGTTGCGGGGGCGCGCCTCCGAGCCATCCGAGTTGATCGAAATGCCCGTGCCGCTGTTGTTGAGCCAGATGCCGGTCTTCCGTGAATCGATGCCGACGTTGTGCGCATGGGCGCCGTCGTAGTTGATGGGCCTCGGCGAGTCGATGCTGAAGTCGGAGTACTGCCCCGTTCCACGGTCCGAGTCCGCCACGTTCTGCGGGACTTGCATGCCGTGGTTGTGCGCCCCTTGTGAGTCGGTCCAGCCGCCGTGCACGTGGCCGGGATCGTTCACGAAGTGGCCGTGGCCGGGGTCCGTAACGCCGTGGGTGTGGGCGGCGTTGCTGCCGGCCTCGGCTGAGCGCAGCACGCGCGAGGCATTGACGCCTCGTCCGTTGTCCAGGCATCGGATGAACTCGCCGCGAAGATCCACGAGAGAGAACGTGCCGGAGCCGGAGAGTCCCAGCCGCGCGACCAAGTCGGGGTAGTTGGCCTGCTCATAGCTCACGTCGGCGCGCACGGGCAGATAGCCGGGAATGCTCGACGGGTTGTCGTAGCTGTACAGCAGCATGCCGGGCTGATGCCAGGGCGCGCGCACGTAGGCGGTGCCGTTCCAGACCATTTGCCGGATATGCGGGGTCTGCACCGTGATGACGGGGCCGATGTTCACGGCGGGGACGGCGACGATGGGACCGCGGAACGCATACATCGGATGCGGGTCCGGGTCCGCGAAGTGAGCGGCGAGATCCGCGTCGGTGGCGTACTGAGGATGCGGATTGACCTTGGCCTCGTGCGCGGCCGTCGAGTCGCTGAGTGCCGCATTCAGCTCGGCCGCGGTGTGGCCCCAGCGCGTCCATTTCGTCGCGTCGCTGCCGGGCGGGACGTTGAGGCTGTCGCCAACGCTGCGCCACGTGGTGCCGGCGTAGCTGACATAGGCCACATTGGCGGGGTAGCTCAAGGCCGGGTCCCACGGCGTGACGTTGCGCACACGCAGGTAGCGGGTGCGGTTCGCCAGCTCGCGCGGCGGGCGGTTGTCGATGCCCGAGGGGCCACCGAGGACCGGGTCATCTTCCTCGATCTGGTAGATGCCGGTTTCCCACTGGTCGGTTTCGTTGAGATTGGCCATCAGGCGCTTCCGTGGTTGTAGGCGCCGTCACGTCGGGTGGCGCCGTTGTGGCTGTTGGCGACCGATGCGTAGCGCAGCGCGACCAGATGGCAGCGCGCCGGCGCGACGGACGGCAGGAGCTTGCGCAGGCGCTCGGCCTGGGCATTGGTGATGGGGCGCTGCAGCGCGACCATGTAGGTCGCCCAGGAGCTGGCGAGCGAGGCGTGGGGATAGACGCCGTTGCGGCGGAACGTGCCGTCGTGGGTGCGACCGCCAATGCGCTCGATGATGTCCACCTCGCCGAAGCCCAGCGAGCGGATCAGCAGGCGGATCGCCCAGGGCGTGCCTTTGTGCCGATGGATCTCGATCGAGTTCAGGATCAGCGCACGTTTGGCGTCGTCGGAGCGGGCGTCCTGCCATGCCTCCACGGAGAGCGTCCACGAGAGCCATGGCAGCAGCGGCGCGAGGCAAAGCATGGCCGTCCACAGGTGCCGCAGGCCATCGGTGTCCAGATCCAGCGGTGACGCGCCCGCGAGCGCCAGCTCCAGCGGCGTGCGGTTGGGCGGCAGCAAGCGCTGCGAAGGGGCGAGGCTAGACACGGACTACCTCTTCGAGGATGTTGATGGCCGTCACGCGAACCCACTGGGTTTTCGTGCACAGGATGTCCGTCGGCGGCTGCGTGATCTCGACACGGTCGACACCCGGCTGATGGAGCGCGGCGTCGATGCCGGAGTGAGGCAAGCCCTTGCCGAGCTTGCGGATCTGCTTGAGCCACTTCGCCAGCGCCGCCTCGCCGTTCTCGACGGCCACCTCGCCCGCAGGCCCTTCGTAGCGATACACCTTCGCTGTGATGGCGGTCTCGAAGATCTCCGCACCCTGCACAGGCACGCTGTCGCAAAGCGGGCGGATCTTCTCGGCGTTGAGCGCAGCGCTCACGGTGTTGAGCAGCGCTTCGGAGGCAACGCCGCTCGCGGACGTAGAAAGCACCGTGACGCGCACGGTTCCGGGGAGTGGGCTGTCGACCTGCGCGTCGGCCACCTCGGCACTGGCCGTGAGGGCGTGATAGCGATAGCTTTCCGTCGGGCCTGCCGTTGTGATGCCTTCGGGCGCGAGTTGGATGCGCTCGCGGAAGCGTTCGTCGTCTTCGTAGACGGCCTCGACCGGCGGCACCGCGTCAGGGTCGGCCGGCGTGACCAGCAGGCGGGAAACCCGATAGTTCGCGCCGAGGTTGTCGAGGTCCGTCTTCGTCGCGTAGGCGAGCATGCAGGCCTTGGCCGCATCGTTGATGCGCTGGCGCATTTCCAGCTCTTGGTAGGCCTGCACCTGCAGCAGCTTCATCGCCGGATCGGATTCGAGCAACAGCGTGTAGTCGAAGCCGACCTTTCTGCATTCGTCCTTAAAGAGCGCAACCCGCTTGGCGAGGATGGCCTCGTAGTCCAGCGTTTCGATGACGGCCGGCGCGGGCAGCAGCGACATGTCCAGGCTCATGCGCCTCCCGCAACAGTGACGGTGAAGGTGGTGCTGTCGACGCTATTGGTGTCGCGACGCACGATGTGCAGCTGGCACTTGCCCTGTGCGGTGAAGGCGACGCGCACGCTCAGCAGGCGGGTGCGTGGCTCCCACTTCATGATGGCCTGGGCGGTCGCCGCGATGAGGCGCAGGCGATTCGCCGCGGTGGCCGGGTGGTCGACCATCTGCGGCAGGTAGCTGCCGTAGTTGCGGCGCATCAGGCGCGTGCGGATGGGCGTCGTCAGGATGTCATTGATGGACTGCGCGATGTGCTCTCGGCGCGTGAGCACCTTGCCTGTGGCCCTTGAGATCCCGCTCATGCCACTGCACCGCCTGCAGTACGCCCGCCTGCGTCCTGCTCGATGTGGCCATGGCCTTGCACGCTGATATCGCCGGCGACGATGTCGCCGCCATCGGTCGTGATGCCATGGCCGTTGATGAAGGTCATGTCGCCGTCGATCTCGGCAGTCTTGCCGCCTGGGCCGGCGCCAGACCCAGCCATGCCCGCGGTAAAGGTGAACAGACCTTGCACCAGCAGCTGGCCGGTGGCGATGGTCTTCGGGGCGTCGAGCGTGATCTGCTGCGAGTGCACCTTCGCGCTCTCGCTGGCCGTCACGTCGGCCGTCTTGCATTTCACGGTGATCGCGTCGGGAACCTCGATGTCCGCGGTGCCGGCGGCGGGCAGCGTGACCTTGAGCTTGTGGGCGGCGTGGTCGTACTCCACGACGGCGCCGTCGGGGTACTTCGTGACGGTCTTGTTGGGGTCGGAGCTGGGCGCGGGGTGGCTCTCGGTGGGCAGGCCCGGCAGCGCGTAGCCGCCCTCGGTCATTCCATTGGGGGAGAGGAACAGCACGCACTCTCCAACGGTCGGCGGGTTCCATGTGCCGGTTTTGCCTGCTCGCAGTTCGACGTAGGGCCGCCAGTCGGTGCTGCCCTTCTCTGTGAGCTGCACGCGCACGAGCGGCGGAGTGGCGCTGTGGTCCACGTCGGTGATGGTGCCCATGCGAACGACGTTCGCCATCTGGCGTTGCAGGTCGGCAAAAAGTTGCGGCGATTCGGTTGGTCCGGGCATGCGCCCAATGTGCCGAAACGCTCTCGCGTGCGCGAGCGAAGGCAACGGTGCATGCCGCGGGCACTGAAGGGGCGTTGCGCGGCGCCCTCGAATGTCAGCCGTTGGCGGTGACGTGGTGCAGCAGGATGTCGGTGACGGCGTCTTCGTCCGCTGGTGTGAAGCCCAGCAGCTCGCGCTTCGGATACTGCACGGTCGGGCTGTTCGGCTTGCGCCAATCGACCTTGTCGCGCAGGCCGCGCTGGTGCACGCGGGCGATGCGGGCGGACTTTTCGCCGATGTAGATCGTGGCGCTACCGGCCGTTGCCGCCTTGCGCAGATACTGCGCGGTCCTCAGTTTTTCGAACATCTTGCGGCGGATCTCACCTTTCTTGTTTCGCAGCTGCTTGCGCGGCTTCCTGGGCTCGTAGGGCGTACCGTCCGGGTTGAGCTGCGCTCCGATGCGTTCCGCCTGGCTCCGCCGAAGGTAGGTCGAGATCTGCACCATGGCCGCGCGCCGGCGCTCGGGCGAAAGGCCGGCCATCAGTGGCGCGGCCCAGTTCGCGAGGCGGTTGAGCGCATCGGCCACGGTCAGCTTTCGTCCAGCGGGTGGATGCGCCACTCCGCTTCAAGGTCGAGAATCGATTCGACTGGCTCGGCACCAGCGAGCACGGGCTCGCCGATGTGCCGGGTCGTGAGCCGGTTGACGCCGTCGACGGTGCCGCCTTGAACGGCGACGGTCTCGGTGAGGTCGATCTCGAAGCCGATGTCGGACGTGGCGTGATCGATGATCTCCACCTCGAAGCGAAAGGCCTTCGCGCGTCGCTCGGGGTTCTCGAAGATGTCGGGCTGATTGCACTTGAGCCAAGCCACGACGGGCACGACGATCACGTCGGTGCTGCCGCTCCAGTCCGTCACGACGATATTCAGCGTATACCGGTACTCGAAGGACAGCGCCGGCGTGCCCGTGTGGACGATGTTGCCGCGCTCGATGAAGACCGTGAGCTTTTCCGGGTTGGTGGCCAGCTCCGGACAGGCGCGGGTGATGTGGTCGCGCAGCAGCTGCGGCTTCTTCATGGTTCAGTGCTCGTTCGCCTCGGCGGCTAGGGCGTCGCCGAAGAGGGCGCGGTCGGCGCGGATGATGTCGGCAAGGAGCTGGATTCGCTGATCGCGGTCGACAAGATCCGCGCGGAGCTGTTCAGCCACGCGTCGACCCTCTGCAAGGCTGGCGTCGAGTCGGGCTGCATGGCTTGCAAGACGGTCGCGCTCAGCTGCGCCGGCCTTGGACATAGCGAGGTACTGAGCGGCCCGCCCTTCGGCGGCGCGCTGCAGGCGCTCAGCATCAGCGATGCGAGCAGCGCCATCGACAGCAGCAGGCGCTTGTACGGCGTGGAAGTCGTCGACGGCGCGGGTGACGCTGTTGGCATGGCCTTGTTCCTTGGTTCGGGAGGTGTTGGTCTCTTCGAGAGCAGCAGTGGCTCGGCTCTTCGTGTCGCTGTCCCACGCCTGCTGTACCCGTGCGGCGCCGTGCTCATCGCCGACCCAGTACGAGGGCAAGGCCGAGGCAGCGGCGATCAACACCGCGGCCGCTAGGGCGATCAGCGCGGATTTCATGAGGTGGACAGCAGGGCTTCGAGCGCCCGATTGCACCGCTCGACACGGTCGCTGCGGCCGGCCATTGCTGCGCCGTTGATGCTGCGCGTGATGGCATCGAGCTGCCATCGGTCGGCGAGGGCGTTGAGGCCATTGGCCTTCCAGTACCACGCGCCGACCAGCACAGCGGCTTCCGGGTCCGCGACACGGTCCGGGTTCTGTTCAAGCGGAATGCCCAGGGCAGAGGCTGCCGTTCGATAGTTGCCGCGACCGGTGAGGTGCGGGAGGCCTCGGCCGCGGTAGTTCCAACCATCGCCGCTGGCTTCGCTGCCGTTGCCGTTCCGGTTGGCATAGACCCTGTTCGCGAGCGCCTTGGGCTGGCGCGTGAAGGCTCGCGCTTTCTCCACCTCGCGCAACGCGGAGAACATCTGCGCGATGCGTGCGGGGTCGGTGTAGTAGAGGTTTTCTTCCAGGCGAGTGAACCCGCTGGTTTCGTGGCTGTACTGGCCGATGAAGGCGGCCATCCGCCGGGGCGTGTCGATCTCGAACCGATCGAACGCGGCGATCAGGTGTGGCAGCAAGACACGTGCGACGGTCGGCGTGATGCCGGCGGCAATGAGCTGGGGCAGGTTGAGCATGGCGGCTTCAGGTCTTGGCGATGGTGTCGGCGCTGGCCGTTTGTTCGGGCGCGGTGGCCACGGGTGCCGGCACGCGCGGGACGCCGATGCCGGCGCGGATCTCGGCGGCGAGTTCGCCGATATCGCGATCCTTGCGGCGCTCCAGCCACAGAAAGACCGCGGCCACGATCCACGGCCCGGGAATGCTGCAGAGCACGAACACGCAGCCGGTGATCACGAAGAAGCCGGCCTCGGGCGGGAAGGTGGCAAGCCGGGCGAGTGCGGCGCCAGCGGTGAAGACGTCGGGCTTGTGCTGCATGAGCAGCACGAGGGCGATGGTGCCCAGGATGAACGAGCTGGCCAGGCAACCCATGACGCGATTGATGAGGTCGTTCCACGCCTGCCCGGGACGCAGTGGCACGAAACGGATGCCGAGCCAGAAGGCGATCAGGCTCGCAATGACGGGCAGCGAGAGCAGGGCCAGCTTGTAGCCTGCAGCGGTGCCGGCGGCTGCGGCGGTGGTGGTGGGCTCGGTCATGGTGTGGTGTCGTAGGGTTGAAGTGGGCATGGCGATGTCTCCTAGTCCCAGAGCTGCACGGTGTCGATGCGGGCAGCATTGGCGGGGAGGTCTGGCAGCACGATGGCGAGGCCAATCGGAAGGATCGGTCCCAGGTCTGCGAGGCCGGGATTCATTCGGTACGTTGCCTCGGTGACGCCCGCCGTTGCGCCGAGGTGACGCAGGCACAGCAGATCCACCGTGTCGTGCTGCTGGGTGACAACGGTCCGCGGCATGGCTAGATCAGCTCGACGGTCAGGCGCGAGGCGCCCAGGATGTCGCGCACTGCCCAGGTGGCATCGCGGCGGTGGTGCTCGGCCTGGTCCTCGCGGGCTTCGTCCTGATCCTTGCGGCGCTCGCGCCCGGTGGTGTCGTAGTCGCTGTAACGCTCGATCAGGTTGGCCTTGGCATAGCAGTGCACAGCGCGGCGAAAGCGCTGCACGTTGATCGACTCGCCGTCGACCTTCAGGGCGGGTACCGCGGCCAGCGAGGCGTGGCCTTCGTCCTCGCGGCTCTTCGCCCAGGTGGCGAGCTGGCCGACGGTGGCCGCGACCGCCTCCTGCACTGCCGGTAGCAGTCGCTGGGGCGTGATGGTGCCGTCGAGCCGCATGGCGTCGCGCAGGGCCGCGAGGTCGATCTCGGGCCACCATGCGCCAGCGGACACCTTGCCCAGCGGCGCCGGGTCGCTGGGCGGTGTGGTGCGCACGAGGGGCGGGGCTGCAGCGATGAGGGACATGGTCGGTCTCGGGCTTGAGGTCTCTGGCTCGGTATAGGTGGGCGGTGGCCGTGGCGCGTTGTGGTGATGGCTCAGCCTTTCACGCAGCGCCACGGGCCGCCCGGCACGCGGGGGTGCTCGGTTGCGCTACTTCGCGGCGGCGCGCTTGCGCGCGGGGGCCGTGGATTTCCTCGCCGGTGCCGCGTTCTTGTGGCTGCTGGCCGGCGAGGCCGTAGCGGGTTGTTCGGGTGGGGCGGCGGTCGACGCCTCGGCTGTCGGCTCGACGCTCGCGCCGGCCTTGTTGAGCGCGCGCTCGACGCGCTCGATGTCCTTTTTCACGCCGGCATTGCTGTCCAGCTCCAGGGCACGCTGCAGGCGCGCAAGGGCCAGCGACAGCGCCCCCGGCTCGATTGCGGAAAGGTCAGGCTCTTCGGCCGTCTGCACCTTGCCGAGCGCCGCGTAGGCAATGGCCTTGTGCAGCTTGGCGCGTGCTTGGTCGGGCGCATCCTGCTCGGCCGTCAAGGTGTCGGCCTCGATGAGCAGCGTGGCCGCTTGCGCCCGTGTGCGGGCGGGATCATCGTCGAGCGTTATGGGCGCCAGATGCCGCACGTTCTCGGCGTCGAGCTGCACGAACAGGGGCGACCATTGGCCCTTCAGGTAGGCATTGGCCAGTTCATCAATCACGATGGCGGCCGGGCTGCGCTTGTAGTCGTCGGCCATGGCCATGCGATGGCGGATGACATAGGCCGCGATGTCCAGGCCCAGGCGGTAGGCGCCGGCGTCGAACGCCCACACCATCACCGTGGTGAGCACCTGATCCACGGCGCCCCGGCCCGTGTCGAGCGAGGTGTAGATCCAGTCGAAGTATTCCGGCAGCAGCCGGGCCTTCATTTCGGCGCGGCGCTCGTGCGACTGGATCTGCGACAGGCGGTTCTTGTCCTGCGAGAGCTTGACGCGCATGAGGCCGTAGGCATCGCCCTGCAGCTCGACGCCGTAGGGGCTGGCGGCCTGGGCCTGTTCTTGCAGAACGCGCGCGCGGTGGCGCTGTGCGGGGCTGAGTGGGCGCATGGTGGTGTTCCGGGCTGGTGAGGAGGGCGCGGGGCCGAGTGCGGCCCGCGCGCGGTCTTTCGTCAGACTTTTGGCGCGGGCCTAGTTGGCGAGTTCGATGTTTTCCACGAGGGCCGCGCGGCCGTAGTCCTCGACGACATAGGCGTCGTTCGAAGATTCGTAGTTCTCGATCTGGTCGCGCTCGGGCACGTCCTTGATGTTTCGGCGGCGTGCATCGCGCTGCCAGTACAGCGACAGGTTGGACAGGGTCGTCACCATCACCTTGCCAGCCGGGAAGAACGGCACGGTGACGGCCTGCAGGCCGCCTACGCGCTTCTGGCTGATGATGATGTCGGCGGCCAGAGACTCGGTCGGCGGCTGGTCCTTGTTGACCAGTGGAAAGTACTTGTCGTGCATCAGCCCACGGCCGACGACGGCGACGAGGTCCGGGTCTTCCTGATACCAGGGGTCCAGCAGCGTGATGGCGTCGTAGACGACGGCATCGAGGTTGGCGTAGTCGCTGGTCGCCTTGTCCGCGCCGACGATGACCTTGCCGGCCTGCTTGCTGCCCTGGGCGAGCACGTTCTCCGGCGCGTGCTCGCGCATGTGCTGCAGCCAGCCCTTGTTCACGTCCTGCAGCAGCGGGTTCGCGGCGAGATCGGTGGTGGCGGCGATGCTGGTGCCGTTGAAGCCGACGCAGATGCGGTCGAGCGTCTGGCGCCGGATGATGGCGTCTCGCAGCAGGGTCTGGAAGTTGGGGAAACCGGCCCAGGCGTCGAGCTGCGCATAGCGGATGGCAGTGTCGAAGTTGGTCTGCACGCAGCGGTACTGGTTGTCGTCGAGCGCTGCGAGGTTGCGCGGCTTGCGCGTACCGTTGCCGCTGGTGTCGGTGCGGCTCGCCACCGGACCGCTCACACCGACGCCGACCTTGGCGGCAATCTGCTCGGTAACGCCGATGACGTTGATGCGCTGCAGGAACGCACTCGATTCCTGCATCTTCGATTCGAGGGTCTGCTGTACGCGCGGCTCGACATTGAATTTCTGAACGACGCTCGCGACTCCGTTGAGGGTGGCCAGCTGAGTGAAGTAGGCGTCAATGGCCTGGCGAGTTTCTTTGCGCATGGTGTGTGCTGCCTGTGTGGTGTTGCGGATGAGGTGCTTGCGGTTGGTCGACTTGGCTCAGCAGTCGGTCTTCGTGGTGCCGTTGCCGCCTGTGGCCAGCGGGCGAGTGGTGCCGGTCGGCGTGGTGTCGAGGACGGAGTACTTGGCCTTCAAGTCGGCTACGGTGGTCTGCAGGTCGCCGATGGTTTTGTCGCGAGCGGACAGCTTCTGTTCGGTGGCGGTGACGTGGGCCGCGAAGGCGTCGCCGATCTGCTCGAAGCCTTCCGCGATGGCGGCGAAGCGCGCATCGTCGGTGGCGGTCTTCGCGCCGAACTTCGCCAGGGCACCCGCGACGGCCGCGCGGAACTTGGCTAGGGCGCCTTCGTCGGGCGCGTCCTCGAATTCGAGGGTGAACTCTTCGGCGGCGGTGAAGAGGTCGTCGGGCTTGTCCTTGCGCGCGGCGAAGGGGTTGGCGCTTGGGTTCTTGGCAGCGAACTCCAGCATTTCGGTGCCGAGGCTCGCTGGGTTGTCGGTGACGGCCAGGCCGACGAGATAGGCCTTCTCGCTGTCGGCGAAGCGCGGCCGGACTTCCATCGACGAGTAGATCTTCTGGCGCTTCTTGTTGAGGTCGATCAGCTCATCGGTGGGGGAGATCTGCGCGAAGAGGGCGAGCTTCTTCACGCCGCCGATCTCGACTTCGCCCGTCTTTACAGCGGTGACATCGCCATAGGCGCGGAAGTCGCTGTTCGGGCTGTAGCCGCGCATGTGCTCGATGTTGACGCGGGCGCCGTAGACGTTCGGGTCGTAGCTGGCGGCGATCTGTTCCAGCATCGCACGGTCGATGACGCGGCCGTCGCTGGTCGCGCCTTCGACGGCGACGCGGAAGAACTTGGAGACCGGCTTCTTTGCGGGTGTGGACATTGGTTGGCTCGCTGCTTGTTGAACGGGGTATCGCGTGGTGTTCGCGATGCGGTGAGCCAATGGTGTCGGTGCGTCCGTCCGCTCTCAAGCCGCCGCGCGTGTGGCTGTGGCGGGCACTGTTGGACGTGGTGGTGATGCTTCGCGCGCGCGGGCAACCTCGGCGGCATGCCCCTGAAATCCGCTGCGTCCGGCCGCACTCGCCGGACTGTTTCTGTCGCTGCGAAGAAGTCCGCGTCGCACCAGCGTGGACGGGCTTCGAACGTCGCCAAAGCGGCGGCGCCTGCTGCCGATGTGGCCGGCGTCGCGAGCACTGCGGCGGGCCAGATTGCCACGTTGACGCCGCAGGCGCAACCCCGCACCGCGGCGCGGTTCCTCGCGTGGACGGGCTGGAAGGTCAAGCAGATCGCGGAGCACCTGGGCGTGCCGGCGTCGACGGTCTACGGCTGGAAGGAGGCCGACAAGTGGGATGACGCGCAGCCGCTCGACCGAGTGAACGGCGCGCTCGAAGTGCGGCTCATCCAGCTGATTCTGAAGACCGAGAAGACGGGCGGCGACTACAAGGAGATCGACCTGCTGGGCCGGCAGCTGGAGCGCACGGCCCGCGTCGAGAAGTACCAGCAGACGGGGCGCGAGGGCGACCTGAATCCGAACATCGCGGCACGCAATGCAGCGCCGAAGCGAAAGCCCAAGCGCAACGAGTTCAGCGAAGACCAGATCGCGCTGCTCGAATCGAAGCTGCGCGAATCGAACTTCCCGTTTCATCAGACGTGGTTCGATCAGCAGTACCAGCGGCTGCGCGCGATCCTCAAGTCGCGGCAGATCGGCGCGACGTTCTATTTCTCGCGCGAGGCGCTGCTGTCGGCCGCGAAGGAGGGGCGCAACAAGCTCTTTCTGTCGGCCTCGAAGGCGCAGGCCCACCAGTTCCGAAGCTACATCGTGGATTTCGCGAAAGAGGTCGATGTCGACCTCAAGGGCGAGAACATCAAGCTTTGGAACGGCGCCGAGCTGATCTTCCTGGGCACGAACGCGATGACGGCCCAGTCGTATCACGGCGACTTCTACTTCGATGAGTTCTTTTGGGTTCCGCGCTTTCGGACCATCAACAAGCTGGCCAGCGCGATGGCTTCGCACAAGCACTGGCGCAAGACCTACTTCTCGACGCCGTCGGCGATGTCGCACGAGGCCTATGGCTTCTGGACCGGCGACGACAGGAACAAGGGCCGCGCGAAGAAAGACCACGTCCGTATTGACACGACGCACAGGACGTTGCGCGGCGGGGCGTTGGGTCTCGACCGGAAGTGGCGCGACATCGTCACAGTGGAAGACGCTGTGGCGCTGGGCTTCGATCTCTTCGACATCGCCGAGCTGCGCGAGGAATACAGCGTCGACGAGTTCGCGAACCTGTTCATGTGCCAGTTCATCGACGACAGCCTTTCGCTGTTCACGCTGGCGCAGATGCAAGCCTGCATGGTCGACAGCTGGGAGACGTGGAGCGATGTCAAGCCGTTATGGCTTCGGCCCTATGCGCATCACCCTGTGTGGATCGGCTATGACCCTTCGGATAAGGGCGATGCGGCGGCGTTGGTTGTCGTGGCGCCGCCGCGGGTGCCCGGCGGCAAGTTCCGCATCCTGCACAGAGAGCAGTTCAAGGGCTCCGACTTCGAGGCCCAGGCCGAGGCGATCCGGCGCGTCACGCAGCAATACAACGTCGTGCACATCGGCATCGACAAGACGGGCCTTGGCGCCGGCGTTTTCCAGATCGTGGAGAAGTTCTTCCCCCAGGTGAAGGGCTACCAGTACAGCATCGAGGTGAAGCAACGCCTCGTGCTGAAGGCGCAGCAGGTGATTCACAAGGGCAGGCTCGAGTTCGATGCCGGGTGGACCGACATCGCAGCCTCCTTCATGGCCATCAAACGCGTTCTCACGGCCAGCGGCCGGAATGTGACCTACGACTCGGGCCGCTCGGAAGAGACAGGGCACGCGGATCTTGCGTGGGCAACGATGCACGCGCTCGACAACGAAACACTCGCCGGCGACGTGGTCGGCGGCAGCTCTCGCATGGAGATTTTTGGATGAGCAAACGCAAGGGCACGCACGCCCACAGATCGACGCACGCCGCGCCGTTGGCTAATGCTGACGCCGCGGGTGCGAACCTGATGGCACAGCCGGGCGGTGGCGCTGTCGCGGCCTTCAGTTTCGGCGACCCCGAGCCGGTGAGCCGCATTCAGCTGCTCGACTACGTCGAGAGCATGTTCAACGGCCGCTGGTACGAGCCGCCGCTTCCATGGGAAGGGCTGGCGAGCGCGTTCCGGGCTTCGCCGCACCATGGCTCTGCGATCTTCCTGAAGCGCAATCTGCTTAAGACGATGTTCATCCCGCACCCACGGCTGTCGAGCGCGACATTCGGCGCGATGGCGCTGGATTTCTTGGTCTTCGGCAATGCCTACGTCGAGCAGCCGCGCGCCGCAACGGGCCGGCCGCTGGCGCTGCAGCACGCGCTGGCCAAATTCACGCGGCGCGGGGAAGAGGAGGGCCGCTACTTCTTCGTGCGTGGCTGGCATCAGGAGCACGAGTTCCCCGCTGGCTCGGTTTTCCATCTGCGTGAAGACGATGTCAATCAGGAGGTCTATGGCCTGCCCGAGTACATCAGCGCGCTGCAGTCGGCCTGGCTCAACGAGTCGGCCACGATGTTCCGGCGCAAGTACTACGCGAACGGCTCGCATGCGGGCTTCATCCTGTACCTGTCGGATGCGCAGGTCAGCACCACCGACGCGGACGCGTTGCGCGAGGCGCTGAAGGGGGCGAAGGGGCCGGGCAATTTCCGGAATCTGTTCCTGCATGCGCCTGGTGGCAAGTCCGATGGCCTGAAGCTGATCCCCGTTAGCGAGGTGGCTGCGAAGGACGACTTCGCGGCGATCAAGAACGTGAGCAAGGACGACGTGCTCGCCGCCCACCGCGTGCCGCCGGGCCTGCTCGGCATCGTGCCGACCAACGCCGGCGGGTTCGGCAATGCGCCGGACGCGCTGGGGGTGTTCATCGACAACGAGATCCGGCCGCTGATGCAGCGCTTTCGCGAGCTCAACGAGTGGGCAGGGGAGGAACTGGTGCGGTTCCTCGTGCCGGAGCGGAAGGCCGCGTAAGGCCAGTGAACCTACGCGCTCAGAGACTCGGGGTGCCTTCCTACGATTGCACGGTTGCGACTAGCGGCGTATGGGAGAGGCCCAATGTCTCCTGATCCAGAGTGCGCGCTACTTGGCGAGCGCGAAGAACTGCGGCCGGTTGGCTCCGGCCGCGTGCACGGTTTGCAGAGCGAGCGCGCCGGTGCTCCGGTCGATCGTAAAGACCGAGATCGTGTTGTCGCCCTGGTTCGCCGTATAGGCGAACCGGCCTGTGCGATCCACGGTGACGGAGTTGGGCGTGTTGGCGCCGACGGAGAACGGCTGGCCCGGTACGGCCGTCAGCGCGCCGGTTCGTGGGTTGATGGCGTAGGCCGAGACGTTGTGGGAATTCCTGTTCGCAACGTACACGAAGCGACCGGTCGGATCGATGGCCATGCCAAAGGGCGTGTTACCGGAGGGCACCGAGCCGATCGAAGTCAACGCGCCTGTGGTTTGGTCAATGGAATAAGCGCGCAGGGTGCCGGGGTTGTTGCCAGTGCTCACGTAGGCGAAACGGCCGCTGGGTTCAGCCGCGACGTCGACGATGCCGCTGACTGGCAGCGCAACCGACGCGGGTGGCGAGATCGGAACGCCGGTGCCCTGATCCAAGCGGAACACCTCGATGGACGCGCCGTTGGGCACGAACGCGAATCGCCCCTCGGGATCGAAACCTAACTTGCGACTGTTGCCGCCGGCCACGGCCACGGCCGTGCTGCCGTCGAGGTCGCCGGTGGTGGCGTCGATATTGAGCCGATGGATCTGCCCATCGCCGATCACGTAGGCAAAACGTCCCTTGGGTTCGACGCCGACAAAAACCGGGCTCGTGCCGACGCCGGTGGTCAGATTGAGGTTCTGCGACAGCGTGCCGGCGGGGTCGATGGTGGATTGAGTGACGCCTTCGGTCCCGACGTAGACGCTGGTGTAGAGCTTTTTCCCCGAGGGATGCGCGGTCACGTGCTGGGGCGTGCCTGCCAAGGGGTACGCAGTGGCTGCTGACAAGCTGCCATCCGGAGAAACGGTGTATGCAGTCAGACTGTTCGATCCCTCATTGGCCGCAAAGCCGAAACGGTCGGCTCCGGCCTCCGAGCAATTGACCGTCACCGAGCTCACCGCCGCCCCCGCAACCGTTCCGAAGGCCTGTTTCGCAACACAGACCTGCAGCGCCGTGGGCTGCGTCTTCACGGTCACGCCGTACTCGGCACCGTCGTCCAGCGAAGAAGCGAAGCTGAAGCTCCCGTCGGCGGCTACGGCCAGGTCGTCACCTGCGTTGTTCTGCAGCACCAGCCCGCTGCCTGCCAGGCCGGTGACGGTGCCGCCGACAGTGAACTTCAGCGCGCCCGCTGGCGGCGCAGGGGGAGGCGGCGGCGGCGGTGGCGGGGGTGGCGGCGGCGCGTCGCCTACGCCGCTGTTGGCCGGAGGAAAGGGACCAAAGGAGAAGCCTCCGCCTCCACCGCCGCCGCACGATGTAAGCATCAAGGGCACGGCGATGGCCAGGGCGAGGCTCAGGCGGGTGCGACAGGGCAGTGGCGGCATTTCTTTTACTTTAGGAAACAAATGTGGCGGCGATGTTATCGGGACGCGCTGCCATTTGCACGCCCCGCGGCTGGCCGCCACTTCGTGCCAGATGCTGTCGAATTCAGCCACTTCGTCCAGCGTCGCACCGCCGTGGTGGTTTGGATGACGCAGATTCGCGCAGATGGCCTCCAAACACGACTTGTTCGCTCAAAGGTCCCCTTGCCCTTGCCTTGGGCCGCTCGGCCTCTCCATGGGGCTGCCACGGGCCTCGTAGCGATCCCGCCGCCTCCACGACCGTCCCCCCGACGCGGGCCGCCCGTCCCCGCCGACGCGCGGTCTAGCCCCCACCGAGCCCGCGGGCTTCGGGTAGTTGTTTTTACGACCCGGTCGGTGAGGTTTTAGGGGGGGCGGGTGTTGGAGCCGCGGTTGCTGTGCGAGGAGCGCCCCATGTACCCGTTATTACGGGTTTTTCTCTCGTTATGCGTCGCGAGCCGGAGCTGTCGCAGCTGCGGGCTGTCTTGGGTAGACCAACACGTACGGCTACAGCTGGCCTTAGCCGTCGTTCACTGGCGAGAAGCGACCGACCGCGATTGTTGCGGTCTCGTCCCGAAGCCGCCGGATGACTGCCGTCATCGAAAGCTGACGTAGCTAACGCTCGGCGTTCGAGTACGCGGCGCGTCGTGGGCGTGCGGAAGCGTTGATTTGAGTCAAATATGTTACAAATGTGTTATATATGTAGGGGGCCACGCGGTCTCCGGGAAACGCAGAGGAGAACAAGCGGTGCATCCCTTTAGCCTAGGACAGGAGTACGAGCGAGCTGCCTTGCTCTCCTTCGTCGGCAGCCGCCAAGCCCAGCCAGGGGTGATCTGGGGAAGTAGGGAGCCAGGCTGCGTCATCTGTACTTCAGGAGGCCGGCACGGCAAGCAGGCCGGGTACGTGGACGGGCAGCAGCCTGATGGTTCGTGGGTCTACGTGGGCCAGGGCACTAGCGGGGACCAGCGACTTGAGAACTCGGCGAACGCGAAGCTCGCATCGTTCGATCGATCTGTGTTGCTATTCACCACGCGCGAGCCCAACTCCAGGGAGATTGCGCTGCGCGGGTACGGCAAGCACTACGTCTTCCGAGGTGCATTCAATGTCGCTGGCTTCGAGTTCTTCTCCCCCGACTCGGGATCGAGGAAGGGCGACCGCCTGCTGCGATTCTTCTTAATGCCGGCAGACGACAGCTACATTGAAAGCCAAGCGTTCGAGCCGAGCGTCACCGCTGAGCACGAGTTGTCACTCCGTGCCATGCAATTGAAGCTTCGCGAATTAGCAAGTCCAGCCAAGCAGAAGAGGCTGACGACGATCGAGTACCGAGCGCGCAGTGCGGCAGTGCATCGATACGCGTTGGCCAGGGCGAAGGGTAGTTGTGAGTGCTGCGGCTTGGGCGCACCCTTTGAAAGCGATCAGGGCATTCCATACCTGGAGGTGCATCATCTCTTGAGGTTGGCAGACGATGGTCCTGATGCGCCAAGCAACGTAGCTGCCGTTTGCCCGAACTGCCATCGTGCCCTGCATCATTCCAAGGGACGAGCTGCTCTCGCGGCGTCGTTGCGTTTGCGGGTTGCGAAGTTCGAAGATGAAATCGTCCATGCGCCTGGGTAAGCGCGGCCCTTCAACGAGCCTGGGCTTGGGCGTTCGATCCCTCTTGAGCAGGCCAGCGCCAACGACGTACCGTCACCGACAATCCTGTCCGTCCAACTAGAACACGCACTCGATGACATCGAAAGAACTCCACTTCGACGTAAGCACGGGCTTGAAGCGCGTCATCGGACGCGACTTAATCACGAACGACGAAGTCGCCATCTTCGAGCTCGTCAAGAACTCTTTCGATGCTAACGCGCGGAACGTGCAACTGTACTTCTCGTCGCAAGGCCTGATCATCGTCGACGATGGCAAGGGCATGACGTATGACGACCTGACCAAGAAATGGCTGTTCGTCGCGTATTCGTCCAAGAGCGGCGGGGCTGGCGCATCGGCCGCGCCCGGCCAGTTCCGAGAGCTGATCGCTGAGCGCAGGCACTACGCTGGCAGCAAGGGCATTGGGCGGTTCTCGTCTGACAGGCTCGGCAGCACGCTGCTGATGCAGACGCGTTCATCGGCGGAGAACGGGCCGGTCCACGAGGTCTTTGTCGACTGGGGCTTGTTCGAGGCCAACCTGCGAGAACAGTTCGGGAATATTCCAGTGCGCTACACGGAGCGCGAGGCATTCACTTTGCCCCCAGAGGTAGACGTTCCCGATCACGGCACGGCGATCTTCATTAAGGTCAACCCCGAGGATCGATTGCCCTGGGACCGGCATCGAATATTGCAGCTTAAGGCGTCGCTCGCGAAGCTCATCAATCCGTTCGGTAGCGGTGTCGATGGATTCCAGATCAACATCATTGCGCCGGAGGAGGAGGAGGCCGACAAGGCGGAGGCCCAGTCTCCTCGGAGGACGGAGGAGCTCAGCCCGAACGACGTCGTCAATGGCCACGTCGGTAACTTCATCTTCTCGACCCTACGGGACAAGACGACCTTCATCGAGGTGTGGTTGTCCGACGACGGCGGTTTCATCAACAGCGCGCTGACCGATCGGGGCGAACTGGTGTATCGGATTCGGGAGCCGAATCCTTACGAGTGGCTCCAGCAATCCGGATTCAGGTGCGAGCTCTACTACCTAAACCAGTCGGCGAAGACGACATTCGCCCGTCGGATGGGCGTGTCGTCCGTCAAGTTCGGGTCGGCCTTCCTCTTCCGCAACGGGTTCCGGGTCTATCCGATAGGCGAGGAGGGCGATGATTCGTTCGGGATCGACCGACGGAAGCAGCAGGGCTACGCACGCTTCCTTGGAACCCGGGACATCATCGGGCGCCTGGACGTCTCCGGGCCAGAAGATCTGTTCAAGGAGGCCTCCAGCCGGAACCAGGGCTTGATCGACTCGGCTGCCGTTGACGAGTTGAAGGCATGCTTCTGGGAATATTGCCTCAAGCGGCTCGAGCGCTACGTCGTGCCAGTCACGTGGGCTGATCGAGCGGAAAAGGACACGGAGGATCTTTCTCGCTTGCTGACAGACTCGGGCAAGGCTCGCGTTGCTAGCGCCTTCGCGAAACTTATCGACGACGCCGATGTCGAGGTGCTGGAGTACAGCAAGAAGCTAATCGGCATCTTGAACGAGCGATCGAGCCAGTTCGAGGAGTCGATGGTCAGCCTCCGCGCCATCGCGCTCAAGAGCAGCGATGTGGCGATGCTTGAAAGCCTCGACCGGGCCGAGACGCGTTTCGCGGAACTCCGGCGGGCGGAATCCGAAGCTGTCAAGATCGCAGGCGAGGAGCGACGTGCGCGCGAGGCTGCTGAACGCATCGCGGAGCAAGCAAGGCAAGACGTCAATCGTCTCGAGGTCGATCTCGGCGAGGAGCAGAAGCGCACGCGCTTCCTCATGTCGATCAAGTCCCTCGACCACGACACGATCCTGAACCTGCACCACCAGATCACCATCTACGCCGCCGACGCCAAGCAGCAGATCGAGAATTGCATCGCCGCGGCGAAAGTCAACGGACTCTCTCCCGAAGAGACCGTGGCCCGGCTGGAGAATATCGCCTTCCTGAACCACAAGGTGCTATCGATCTCGAGGTTGGCGACCAAAGCGAACTTCAGGCTGGAGTCCGACTATATCGAGGGAGATCTGGCGGCCTACGTCGACGACTACCTTACCCAAGGAGCGGCACCGTTCCTCGGCTCGGGCATTGAGCTCAAGGTGGGCCGGCACGATGCGGTTCTAGTCAAAAGGTTTCGGCCGATCGAGGTCTCGATCGTGATCGACAACCTTATCAGCAACGCCGAGCGAGCTCGCGCGACCGAGGTCGTCTTTGATCTCTCGAATCCGGACAAGAAGACGTTGCTTATGACGGTCACGGACAACGGTCGGGGCATCTCCCATTCGATCGCGGACGTGGAGCAGATCTTCGAGCTCGGGTTCTCCAGGACTTCCGGCTCGGGGATCGGGATGTACCACGTCCGGCAGGTACTTGGGGAGATGGGCGGGAGCATCTCGGTGGATACCGCCGTCCGACGCGGTGCCAAGTTCGACGTTAAGGTGACCGCATGAGGCTCGACTTCACGATTCTGTGGATCGATGACCAGCCGCAACATATCCGGAGCTTCGAAGAAGGACTGAGAAATGCTTTGGACGCCCTGGGTTTCAAGCTAACCGTCATCCCCGTCGCTGGCTTGGACGCCGTCGATGCGACGGTGTCAGAGCATGTCCACGACGACGCAATTGATCTGGTGTTGGTGGACTACGACTTGAACGGGAAGGGCACCGGGGGCGAGGAGGCCCTCCTTCAGGTGCGAAAGAAGCTGCCCTTCAAAGACGTGATCTTTTACTCGGGCACCGACGTGAAGAAGCTCCGGGAGATCGCGTACAACGCCGGCGTCGACGGCATCTATTTCTCGTCGAGGCCGGGGCTTGTCGGCAACGCGACGAAGGCGATCCAGAAGCTCCTAAGCAAGGTCATGGACCTCGACCACATGCGAGGCGTGGTTATGTCAGCCTCAAGCGACATCGACTTCGTTGTGGAGCGCAGCCTGCTCAAAATGCATGATGCGCTGGATGAAGCGGAAAGGGCGGCCCTGCATGCCGAGATCGTCGCCGAGCTGCGAGAGAAGCTCAAGAAATGGAGCGACGAGCTGGAAAAGGTAGGCTCGAAGGGGGACTTCGCCAGCCTGATGAAGAAGAAGCACATCTTCACCGCTTCGGACAGACTAGGCAGCCTCTTGAAGCGGCTCGCATCCTGGGAAGCGGAGCACGACGGAACGCGTTCTAAGGTTGACAACTACATCAATGGCGTCGTTCAACGGCGTAACAAGCTCGCGCACGCGATGCTACGGCGCCAAGACGGCAAGCTGCGGATGGTCGGCATGGAGCAAAACTGGACGGCCGAGGAAATGACCGCCCTGCGGCGAGAGCTGATCGACCACCGCGACAACTTTATGCTCATCGCGGTATTGCTGGACGTCAGCCTGGACTAGGCACCGAAGTCGCCAGCCACACGGCTACAGACTTCCCGATCGCTTCCGCCATCAGCGGGGGAACCGCGTTCGCGACCTGCGTGAAACGAGGAACCTCCTGTTTTCGAAGCTGGCCACCCGTCGTGTACTTGCCCCGGAATTGGAACCAGTCTGGAAAGCTCTGCAGCCGCGCATTTTCTCGTACCGTCAGGGTGCGAGGCTCGCGGTAGTGCAGCAGGTCGTCCGGCATGCTCGTGATAGTGGGCGACGGACGATCGGGATCGAGCACCCGTAGCGCCATTTTCTTGAGGCCGAATGATTCCCGGAGTTCGCGACTGATCGACACGTTCAGTCGGCCATCCTTGTGCGATATGTCGATGATCTGTTCGAAGCGTTTGACGATCTCGGGCCTGTGGCGCGCCAGCCTGGAGCTATCAGGCGTCGTCTCGCTTCCTGCTCGCATGAGCTTCTGGAAATTCGTCCTCGCGGGCCCGTAGGCGATCGCGCTGAACCCCTTGCTGTCGGGGCAGTCGATGACGCTGCCGCGCGCGAGCTCGAGATCCGATATGGCAGCGGAAGCGCTTGTGGTCGTTAGGAGCCCCTTGGATTGCAGGAATTGGTTACGGCTGCCAGTCAAGGCCTCGAAGGGATCTTGAGATTCCTTGAGCTCCTTCCGCAGGCCCAGCAGAAAGAAACGCACCCTGGCCTGGGGTACGCCGTAGTCCGACACCTTGATCATCTTCCAGCGCACGCGGTAGTCCTTCGACAGCTCGCGCACCAACTTCTCGGCGTAGTTGATGCGGCCGTCGTTGCTGGATTCGTCCACGAAGTCCACGGTGATCCCGTTGACATTCTCGATCAGGACCGCTCGTGGGCGAACCTTCCGCACGAGCTTCAGGTAGCTGTCCATCAGGGCATTGCGCGGATCTGCGGCATTGCGACGTCCAGCGCTGGAGAATCCCTGACACGGCGGGCCGCCGGCCATCAAGTCGACTTTACCGGACAGCGACGCCAGCTTCCCCGAATGCTTGGCAAGCAGTTCCATGGCGCAGATCGGCTGTTGCGGTAGCCATGCCGGCCATTGGTAGCAATGCTCGCCCTCGCGCGCCAACAGGTTCGTCTTCAGGGTTTCAAAGGCAAATTTATCCTTCTCAACCGCGAAGAGGCCATTCCAGCCAGCTTGCATCAGGCCAAGGCTAAGGCCGCCGCAGCCGGCGAAGACGTCGATGAACGTCAGGCGCTTCGTCTGGGCAGTGCTTGCCTCCTCGCCGCCGTCCTGGGGGGGACTTTTGACTTGTAGCATACCGGTCTAGTTGATACTGAGGGTCGAAGTATCGCGGAACCGCGCTGATTGCACCAGGTGCAATTGCCTGAAGATGCGCGTTGCGGTCTCGACTACGCTGCATGCTGTGGGACTAAGCTCGCCAAGCGAAGCTTCGGTCCATCGACCAGGGTTGGGGTACCAGACGTGCAGACGTCTGCACATCCTCGCCGTGGTGAAGGTGATGGGCGACCGAGGCAGGCGATCGGCGGCTGGTCAAAGTTCTCCTGCATCGCTGCCCTTCCGGTGTTTAGAAGCGCTCGACGGGAGTTGTCGGATAACCAAACCATTAATCTCATACGTCCTCTCCGCCGAGAGGTCTCCTAAGCGTGAGCTGACCTTTGTGGCGTCGACTTGAACTACCGCTGTCGCTGACCTGCCGAAATTGGGCCGACAAAACGCACCGCCGGACGGCGAACCGATCAGGAGCTGTCGGTGGGGGTGTGCGAGGCAAGGACATCAACCGCTGCCAAGCACATGTGCGCAGCGGTCCCGACCCGTTGCCTTCGAGTTCTAAGCCGATCGGTCCTGGACCTCAAGTAGGTAGTCAAATTTTATGGCCTGTTGTATGGCCGGTAGAAATGAATGATGAGTTCAAAGGGCCCATGAATACAGCATTCTTCGCGGTCACACTCTCCGCCAGAATCAATCTCTGGCAGTTTTTGAAAGTCCCGCGCAGTCCCTGCGACGGGACTTTTTCATTGGAGGATTGGTCTTTGTGAGTCTCGAAGGGTCCGGCGCGAAATCTCCCCAGCCCGGCTCCCAACATGGCATCAGTCATGGTATTTTCCTGCGGATACCATGACACTCACCGTTAAAGCTGTTGACGCGGCCAAGCCGCGCGAGAAGGCGTACAAGTTGGCGGATGCCCACGGCCTCTACCTCTACGTTTCGCCCAAGGGCGCAAAGAGCTGGCGGGCCAACTACACGGAAGCCGGAAAGCAGAAGACGCGGACGTACGGCCTCTACCCTGGGGTGAGCCTGGCCGAGGCGCGAAAGGCCCATTCAGCGGGGCGAGAAGAGGCTCCAGCGCCAAAGCTGGCGCCGACATTCGAGGCGGTAGTGCGCGACTGGCTGAAGGCGAAGCTGCCGACGCTTTCCAACGGCAAGCATCAGATTCAGGTGGCGAACACCTTGGAGCGCTACGCGCTGCCGTTTCTCGGCAAGCTGCCTATCAACGCGATTCCGAGGTCAGAGCTGGTGAAGGTGGTGCGTGCTGCCCAAGCGGGCGGAAAGATCGAAACCGGACATCGCGTCGCGAGCCGGATTTCGGCGGTTTTCGATTTCGCCCAAGACACCGGGCTGATAGAGCAGCATGGCGCAGCCGGCCTCACGCGCGTGCTCATCGCGCGCAAGACAAAGAAGCCGATGGCAAGCATCCCTCCGGAAGAGGCCGGAGTGCTGATGCGCGCCATAGATGGATATGACGACTCAGTAACCCGGCTCGGGCTGCTGCTGCTCGCGCACACCTTCGTCCGGGTTGGTGAGTTGAGGGGGATGCTATGGGGGGAACTGAAGGAAGGCGGCGCGGTGTGGGTCGTTCCCGAGACCCGAATGAAGATGCGCATGCCGCACGTCGTGCCTCTCTCGCGACAGGCTCAGTCAATCCTTGCAAAGCTGCGCGAGATGAGCGGCGACGGTGCGCTTGTGCTCGATTCGCCCATTCATCCGGGGCACCCGCTGTCGGAGAACACCTTTCTGTTTGCCCTGTATCGGCTTGGCTACCGTGGGCGGATGACGGCCCACGGGTTCCGCGCCTTGGCTTCGACAGTGCTCAACGAGCGGTCGGGGTTTCCGCATGACGTGATCGAGCGGCAGCTCGCGCACAAGGAGACAGACGCTGTTCGCGCGGCGTACAACCGCGCTGAATACCTTACGCAGCGCCGTGAGCTGATGCAGTGGTGGTCGGATTGGCTGGAGGCGGCTCAACGAAGCGACGAAGGTCCGAGACCCGCCAGCGCGTGAGGCCGGCAATCTTGACCGGCTGCGGGAGTTTGTTCTCTCTGACTTTGTTCCAGAAGGTGGAGCGGCCCATCGAGAGCATTTGAGCGGCCTCGACCGCGGGGACAAGGAGCTTTTCGTTCATCGTTTGCGTGGTGCTTGTGTTCATTGGCTGATTCCTTCCTCTGCCGCGGCCTGGCGGCGAATGCGCGCGAGCGATTCGATGAATGCATCGAACATCTGCCTTGGCGAGCTGTTGCGGGTTATTTCTTCGCAGACCTGGAGGCCGGCGGCCATCGCTTGCAGGCCGGGTCCGTCGAAGCCATAGCGGCCGTGTCGGCCGTGAATTGCGTCGCAGCGGCGAAGCGCGTCTGCTGCGGCGCGGAGGGGCGCGAGGCAAAGCTCGTCTATCTGCTCGGCGCGCACCATGACCGTATTCAGGTGCGTGCTGAGCCTGTCGAAAAGCTCGTCGTCGGTGCTGCCCGTCTTCAGGTCTGCGAAGGCGCTGTAGACCTTGGTCATGATGTCGTCACCGGCCGGGATGTTGTGCACCTGACGTGCGGCGACAGCGACAGCGACCATCGCGGGGCGGACGCGGCGGCTGTTGCGCTTCATGCGGACTCCCTGATTTGGACGATCAGGTCGCGTGCGACGGGCGGGCATACGGCGTTGCCCAGCATGTGCATCGCGGCCTTGTGCTGCGGCGGCAGCTTGTAGTCGGTCGGGAAGCCCATAGCGGCGCGCGCTTCATTGGCTCGCAGCATCCGCATACGGTTGCCGCGCACTAGCGCCCACCGGTCAACAGTGGTGATGGTCCCAATGGGGCGATGGATGCTGCGGCCGGTGAGGCCCGAGCCGCTACCGTAGTAAGGGATCAGGAAGCGTCCGCATGCAAGGTCCCTGCGGCCCTGATGGATGCGCCGGAGCGTTGCCGGACTACGCTTTGCGGTCCGGATGGGCGACCATGTGCCCGCCTCGAAATCGACGATGGCGCTCGCGGGAACATGGTCGCGCTGCGGCAGCTTGAGCGTGATGGGATTCCTGCTGCGCGTGCCGACGACGAAGAGCCGGGCGCGGTGTTGAGGTACGCCGTGGTCTGCTGCATCGATCACCATGGGCGCCAGTGCGTACCCGAGCCCTTCCATGGCGAGAGCCCAGGCGGGATAGAGAGCCCAGTCGATGAAGGCCGGCACGTTCTCGACGATGAACACCGGCGGGCGGTGGCATTCGGCGGCCGACACGACAGCCCATGCCGTGCTTCGCAGCGCGTCGTGGTGAGGCTTCTCCTTGCCTCGGGCCGGGCTGTGCCCTTGGCAGGCGGGCGAGGCCAGCAGCAGATCGTGCGCCGGCACCTCGCGCCAGTCGGCCTGCTGCAAGTCCTGGCATGCGTGCACGGTGCCCGGGTGGTTGGCCGAGTGAATTTCTACGGCGGCCTGCCAGTGGTTCGCCGCCCACACTACGCTGCAGCCCGCTTGCGTTGCTCCAGTCGAGAAGCCGCCAGCGCCGGCGAAAAGGTCGATGGCCTTCATCGCTTGGCCCCCAGTCCCGCGAGAGTTCGAGCCACCTGCAGCTCGGCGAAGCGCGTGAGAAAGCGCTCGCGCCAGTCCTTCCACGTCGCGGCCTCGCGCTCGGGCGTGTCGAGGCGAACCCAGTCGGCGGGCGCGACCGGCTGCAGCGTGTTGTCGTTGAGCGCGGGCCACGGCATGTGGCGCGAGGGGTTGTAGGGCGTCAGGTCGCGGCGAGCCGTGGCGAGCGCCTGCAGGTCGATGGAGCGCAGAAACTCGCGATGCCCGGCGAACACCGACAGAAGCTTGAAGTGCTCGCGCACGCCCTTGGCATGCTCGGCTTCGAAGGCGTGCCATGCGCCGACGCCGAAGGCCATGCTGTAGCTGTTGACGGCTTGCTTAGCGGGACTGATGAGGTCGTTGGTGTATGCCTCGTGCGCGTCGTGCAGCAACGCTGCCATCTGCACGAACACCGATGCGCCGGCGCGCTGGGCGATGTCGCAGCACAGGAGGCTGTGCTCGGCCACGCTGTAGGGGCGCGACGTGGCGCCGTTGAACTGGGCGACGATGGCGAGGTGGTGCGCCACGTCGTTGATGTCCACGGGGCGGCCGCATGCGCCGTAGGCGGTGGGGCCGGCGAGGTGGTACTCGGCGCCGCTTGCGGTCAGCATCCACGTCATTGCACGCCCCCCGATTGCTGTTGCAGGCTGCGGGCGAGCAGGGCGGCGCGGTGGTCGTTGAACACCTTCTTGAAGTGCTGCCCCGAGCGTTCGTCGAAGGGATAGCTGCAAGCGAAGTTGAGCGAGTGGCCGGCCTCGGCCGCCTCCTTCGCTTCGCGCTCGATCTTGTCGAGCGACACGATGGGAAAGTCCATGGAGTCTCCGGTGACTGGGTAGTTAGGCCGCGTGGGCCGGGGCTGGGGCGCGTGCGGGCAGCAGCTCGCACGAGGTGATGGCGGCGTGGATTTCGGGCGCGTGCGCGCCTGGCATCGAGCGCGGGTTCGCGAGCACCAGGCGCAGCGCATCGCCGGCCTTCAGGCTGCGATGCTTCGCGCGCCATGCAGCGGCCTCGGGGCCGACCCAGCGCACCACGTAGACCTCGACCGCACGAGGGCCTTGGTTGTCTACGACGCGCATCTTCAGGACGAAGGCGCCGGAGTCGTTCGTGTGCTCGCTGACGGCGGGTCGCGTGGCGTGGTCCTTGCCCACGAAGAAGAGCCCTGTCGTGGTCGTCGTCATTGCTGCGCACCTCGCTGCATCTCGGCGCGGATGCGCTTGAAGGTCTTGCGGATGTCAGTGGCGACGGCCGGCGTGTATTGGAAGCGGTCATCGGCGAGGCCGCCGACCGGGCCGGTGCGCTGCGGCTGCTTGGGCCGGCGCGGGCGAGGGGAGGTAATCACGATCATGGAGTGCTCCAGCCGTAGACGCACATCGCGGCGATCACGATGGGCAGGACGATGAAGACCGCCAGCGCAGCAGCGGTCGCGAGGACGCCCGCAACGGGCGCGACTGGCGATGTCCTCATGAGGCCATTGCCGGTTTCGTGGAGAGAGGTCGAGCGCATGGCCGGCCTTTCAGAAAGGGCAGGCCGCGAGTGCGCGGCCCGGGGTGGTGAGGGCGATTTCGAGCGCGATGTCGAACACCTCTTCGTCAGAGGCGCCGTGCCGGCTCGCGAGCAGGGCCGCGCTCATCGGATTGCGCTCGCAGTACGGCGAACCCGGGCGGTGCTCGTAGTGGTATCCGCCGCACCGGCACAGGCGATGGCCGGTCGCGCGCAGGTGCTGCGTGAACAGCCCATGGTCGCGGCGGCGCGTGCGGCACTCGGGACAGCGGAAGAGGAAGGCCATCAGCTACGGCCCTCGCGGTTAAGGGGCGCTTGGCTAAGCCAGCCGCGAGCCCATGCAGAGCGGGCCCACCGCGGCCAGTTAAGGCGCATTGCCCGGCCGTAGATGAGAGGCAGGCCGCGCGAGTGTGCAGAGCGGCCTTGTGCCTCGAACCAGATGCGCGCCTTCACGATGCGGCCTCCGCGAGTTCGACGTGCGCCGCCCACCACTTGCCGACTTTGGCGGACCTATCGTTGAGCACCGAGACGCGAGCGCCATCAGCATCCCAGCTCGTAACCTGGCCCATGAACGAGCCACGGTAGTGGGTCACCCTCACGCGCGCGTCCTTCGGATACGCCTTCTGAAGCGCTGCCAGAAGATCGGCCTTCGCTTGCCTGACGCGCTCGTTTGCTTCCTCAACGTCGCGGCTGTAGTTGGCCGCACCCTGCGAGCCCAAGTCCCAGTAGCTCATGCTGCGCTCCCGGTGGCCTTGGCGATGGCGGCGAGTGCGGCTCGGACAGCGCGAGCTTCACGGCGGCCCTCGGAGTCCTCGCTTGCCTTGACATCAGCGTAGGCACTCATCTCCGCATTGATGATGCTGAGTCCTTCGCGGACCAACTTCGAGGGCTTCGCCAGCGGCCCCGGCGTGTGCTGCGCGCTCAAGATGCAGCCTCCTGGGCCTTGGTGAGGGCGGCGTGCGCTTTACGCAGGGCCGACTCCAAAACGGGGTTGGTGCCAGTGGCGGGGAAGCTCGTCGCCGCGTACAGGCTCTGGAGCGCGTCGATCAGCTCTTTTCGCTCGGCCTTGCGGCGTGCCATGCCGCGCAGGATTGCGCTGTTTTCCACCGTGGCACGCCCGACCGTCATGCTGTGGCGGCCATCGACTTCAACGCCGACCGGCCCCGGCGTGTGCTGAGCGGCGGCGGTCATGCTGCGCTCCCGGTGGCCTTGGCTGCTTCGATCAACTCCCTTGCATTGCGATGTGGGAGCCAGTCTGGAGCCCAGGCATGGGCGCCGGAACGCCACGCGCGTTCGTACTCTCGGCACATGGCCTCTAGCGCCTCGACCAATTCAGCCTTGGTGGGTGCCTGTGTGTGCTGCGCGGCGCTCATGCTGCGGCTCCTGCAGCGCGCAGGGCGTCGGTGCGCGCCCGCTCGAAGGCCTCGATTTCCTTCGACAGGGTGGGGTGTTCGGTTGCGATGAAGCCGACAACGTAGTGCCAGTTCGCATGCCCGGATTCCTTGGCGGACTGCATCGCGCGCACGAGGGCTTGCGCGGCGGATGTGCGGTGCGTGCGTGCTCGCGTCATGCCGCACCTCGCGCCGAAAGGTTCATCGCGTCGATGTCGCTGTTGAGTGCGCGAGCGCGCTCGGCGAAATCGGCAGCCATCGGATGCGCCGGCGCTGCCTCTTCCTCGTAGCTCTCGACGGCCGCATCTGCGAGGCCGGGGAGGTCGATGCTTCCGGCCTTGAGGGCCTTCAGTGCCAGCGGCACGCCCATGGCCTGCCACGTCGTGACGCCGGCGAGCTTGCAGCGATAGAACGCCTGGCGCCGGCGGCCGGTGGTGCGCATCCAGATTTCGACGCGCGCGGCGCGGGTGGCGACGAACGGCGACGGGCGGCCGGCGGTTGCGTGGTTGGTTTGTGCGCGGGCCACGGCGTCAGCCCTCGATGCGCACGGTATCGAGCACCGGGCACCCGGTGATGCGGTGCGCGATGTCGGCGGCCTGCGTGGCGCTGGTGGCGTGGAATTGGACGAACGGCGCGGCGCCGGTGTCCGAGGGGTTCAGGTGCCCGTGGGCATCCCGAGGGGTGTAGTAGCAGCGATAGCGGCGAGTTGCCATGTCCGACTCCAAGTGGAAGACGGACAAATAGTAGCGATGCTGCTTTTAATGGTCAATAGCAATGCTGCTTCTGTTGCAAATTAAAGTAGCGTGGCTGCTATCAGGTGCCTGGAGCGCGACATCCGAGCCTGTCGCACTCGCCTTGGAGGCGGTCTACGATGCGGTCGGCGCCGGTCACTCGGTTTTGGCAGGTAGTCGCGGCGGCTTGCATTTCGGCCGCAATTGCTTGGTCGCGCGTGGCGCCTGCGAGATTGTTCTTGGAGGATGCCTGCCGGGCCTGGATCGTGCGCTGCTCTTGTTCGCAGCTGCTACGCATGCGGTCGGCGTCTAACTTGGCGTCGTTGAGCTTCACCCATCGTTCGCGCTGCATGCGCTCTTCGGTGAGCGTGTCTGTGAACGACTTCTTTTCAGCGGTGCCGGTCGATGCGTTTCCGCCCGCGGTGCTTTGTGTTGGAGCTGGAGCATTGCCCGAGGCGGGGCGCACTTCGACTTTCGAGCCATTCGCGCCGGCGCAGGGCGTCTGCTGGAACTGAAGTTTGCCTGTGGCGTCCGGGCATTTGTAGACCTGCGCAGATGCTGAGGCCATTGCAACGACGAAAGGCAGGGTGGCGAGCAATTTCAAGGGTCCCTCCTGTAGTGCCCATTGTTGTACTGCCGCTTTCTACCATGTGCCTCCGGTATGTGGATTAGAGCTTTGCTCCCATCCAGACGGCTCGCCCGATGATCTCAACGTGCTGCGCATTGTTCATGGAGATGTCGGGATTTCCGTCGGGATTGTCCGAGCGGGCGACCCAGCCGTCCGGGGTTTGAATTAGCCGCTTGACGATGAGGTCGTCCCCGTAGGCCATCGCGAACACCGAACCATTTCGAGGCTCGCGGTTCCGCGTGTTGACCAATAGCACGGCCCCATTCACGATGGTTGGTTCCATGCTCGTCCCCGTGACATGGACGATCCTTGCCGACTCCTGGGTAGCCCCGCAGGAGGAGAGAAAGTCCCGCCTGAATTGCAGCGAGCCTTCGACTTCCTCGACGACAGCGGCGGCGCCTGGCCCGGCAGAGAGCCGCACGGTGAGTCGCTGAACCGGAACGAACTCCGAGTCGTCGTGTGTCGAAGGATGACTTGCGATGGCCTGTGCCGCGCCTGCAATCTGTGCGGCAATCGTTGGACTGAACTCCCCAATAGGGACGTTGAGGCCTCGCGCGAAATTGGTTGCCTGCTCAATGTTCAACGGCCGACGACCGTGCAGGTAGTGGCCTAAGTTGGCCTGCGAGCGCAGGCCGTACTTGGCCGCGAAGTCATCCTGCTTTAGTCCGCCTGCCGCGCGGTACGCCTTGTAAAGCGCGAGCAGTCTCGCGGCGTCTTCACGCTGCCAGCCTTCGAGGGTGTTGGTGTCGTCTTTCGTCACCTCAAAAACTGTAGCGTCGCTATTAGTCTTGACAAACAGCATTGCTATTGAAGTAACATAGCAGCAAAGCTACTAATTCGACATGCACAACCTGAAATCCATCCGTGAACGGCTCTGCGTGACGCAGCAGGTGCTTGCAGAGGGCATTGGCTGCACGCAGGGGAACGTTGGTCACTATGAGCGCGGCCAAACCTTGTTGCCTGAGGTCGCCGCGAAGCTGATCGCGTTCGCGGCTTCTCGGGGGCTTCGGATCGGCTATGACCACATCTACGGGGATGCGCCGCTGCCGCAACTTGAGGCAGAGGTAGGAAGTGCCCATGCGTAGGCGACGGCGGTTCGGCGTTGCCTCGATGCGTGCCGCTGTGCACGCTAGGAGAGCCATTCCGACGCTGATGGAGCCACATCGACCGCCGGCGAAAACACGCGCCCGCAAAGCCAGTCCATCGCCGCACGCTCGCGGGACGACTGCAGACCGTGGGCGGTGGCGCACTTGTTGGTTAGCTCGATCCACGCTGCGATGTTCTCGCGCGTCAGTTCTGGCTCGACCTCCAGCAGCAATACGAGCTGCTGCAGGAAGTTTTCAACAGCTCCCATTCGCTCTTCGAGCGTGGGCGCATGGGTTGTTGCGCTGGCGGCGCGATGGCCTGTTTCATCTGAGGTTTGCATGGGAGTGACTGTCTCAATTCCCGATGGCATTGCCTATGGCGCAGACGAAGCCTTGCCCGCCAGAGTGCAGGGGCAGAGCGTTGCCGAGGTTGCCTACAACACGGTGTACGGCTTCGAGCCGGGTATCGAAGTCCTTGCGAAGCGCATGAACATGAGCGCGAACACGCTCGCGCACAAGGTCAATCTGAAGAACAAGACGCATCACCTTTCGCTGCGCGAAGCCATTGAGCTGCAGCGCGCGACGGGCAACTTTGCGCTGCTGCATGCGATGGCGGACGAGCTGGGCCACACCGCCACGCTCGCCACGCCGCCGCAGGCCGAAGGCAATCCCGTCGAGACCATCATGCGCATGCACTGCGAGTTCGCCGACTTCACGCGCGCGGTTGCAGACGCCGTAGGCGACGGCACGCGGTTCGTGACGGGCAACGAGATGCGGCGTGCGGACTACCACGGGCAGGAAGCCGTCGCATCGGTGGGGCACACCCTCTCCATGCTGCGCTCGCGTGTGCGGAAGGCGCCGACGACGTGAGACATCGGTTTGCCAGACGGGGAGGGTGCGCGACCCCATGAGCATCCGCCTGATGTCGATGATTTTCGAGCGCTACCCCGAGGGCGGTAGCGAAATGCTGCTCGCGCTCGCGATGGCCGACCATGCGAACGACGATGGCGCGCGCATCTGGCCCTCGCTCGATGAGTTGGCCCGCAAGACCCGGCAGAGCCGGCGCACCGTGCAGCGGCAGATCGCAAAGATGCTGGCCTCGGGCTGGCTGGAGCAGGTTCGTACGGCCACGGGCCGTCCTGGCGCGACGAACGAATACCGCGTTTGCCCCGCCTGGGTTGCTGGCGCAGAGCTTCCAAAGACGGGTGTCAAAGTGACACCCGTCGAGGATTCGCCTGAACCGGGGACGGATGACACATTGACACCCCTCGCGCCGCATGAGGTTGTCCACACGGGTGACAAAGTGACACCCGTTGGCGAAGGGGAGAGGGGTGTCACCCGTGACGCGAGGGGTGTCACCGGTGACGCGAGGGGTGACACAGCTATGTCACCCGAATCTTCAGGAACCATCAAGAACCATACCCCCCTACCCCCCGATGGGGGGGCGGACGGGTTCGAAGCCCTTTGGGCGATCTACCCGAACCACGACAACCGGGCGAAGGCAGAGCGGCGATACCGCCGGCTCGCGCCGAGCACCGCGCTGCAGCAGGCCATGCGCTTGGCCATCGAGGCACAAAGGCTTGGCAAGAGGTGGACGAAGGACGGCGGCGAGTTCGTGCCCGAGTTCGCGACCTGGCTTCGCAATGAGCGTTGGCGCGATGAGCCGGCTACCGCTGGCGCGACGGGCCGAGGATGGGACGAGACACGCGCAGGCATCGATGCGAAGGCCCGCGAGCTAGGCATCCCCGCATGGGACGAGGCAGCGTTCTCGCTGGGCAGGGGGCCGAGCTACCCGGCATTCACGGAGCGCGTGCGACGCGCAGCAGAAGGAAGGGAGGCCGGATGCGCCTAACGATGACATTCGATAGCGGCCTCGCCAGCGTGCAGCGTCAGCTCGCCAAGCTGTCCAGTCATCAGGCTAAGCAGGCATACGCCGAGGGCTTGAACGACGGCGGCTTTCGCGTGCGGCGCGAGTGGCAGCGCGAGATGAGCGACCAGTTCGACCGGCCCACCGCCTACATCCTCAAGAGCGTGTACGTGCGCAAGGCCACACCCGACCGCTTGAGCGTGGACATCGAGCCGACATACTTCGGCGGCAAGGGCGTGGACCCGCAAAAGATTCTGCAGGCGCAGGAGTTCGGCGGACCACGGCGCGACAAGCGCAGCGAACTGGCCCTGCGCCGCATCGGCATCCTCCCGGCCGGGTATCAGACGGCCATGCCCGCCACGCCTTTCCCGGGCAGCGATGACGGGCGGGGCAATGTGCGCGGCAGCTTTCTCGTGCGGTTGCTGTCGTACTTCCAGGCGCTGGGCGAGCAGGGCTATCGGGCCAACATGACGGACAGGAGCAAGGCCCGTCTGCACAAGGGGACGAAAGGCCGAGAGGGCGTCCGCTTCTTCGTTGCGTACGGTCGCCTTCGGGGTGGTCCCACGCGGCATCTTGCGCCTGGCATCTGGGCTGCGACGGGTACGCAGGGCGTCATCGTGCGGCCGGTGCTCATGTTCGTACGCAACGCAACGTACGAGGCGCGCATTAGCCGCGAGCGCGTAGCAGAGCGTGCCGACCTGCAGCCGTACATCGAGCGGCGCATCCGCTTCCGCATCCGGCAGATGGTGGGCGAATGAGGGGAGGCCACGTCATGTCGCCCCGTCGCGCGCACCCTCGCCCCCGCACCATCGTGGGGCGCCTTGGGGCGCCGGCCGGGTCCTTCTGGGAGGTGCGCGATACGGGTAATTCGAACCGCGTCCTCGGACTGTTCCGCGGCCTCGCTAAGGGGGTTAAGTGAAGGTAGTTGAAGCATTGGGAGGCCCGATCACGCAAGCGGAGTTCGCCGCGCTGATCGGCGTCAGCGAGGCGAAGGTTAGTCAGCTCGCCAGCGAGGGCGTCATCGTCCGTGGCGTACCGGGGCACACATGGTTGCTCGCCTACTGCGAGCGGCTGCGTGAAGTCGCGGCCGGCCGTGCGTCCTCGGATGGCGGCGGCCTTGACCTCGTGCAGGAGCGCGCGGCGCTTGCGCGCAGTCAGCGCGAGGCGCAGGACATCAAGAACGCAGTGGCCCGTCGTGAATTCGCGCCCATCGGCCTTCTCGCCGACGTGCTCGGCAAAGCGTCGAGCGCGGTAGTGGATCGCTTCGAGCAGTTGGAAGGGGCGATGCGCAAGACATGTCCGGACCTCCCCGATGAAGCCTTGGCGACGGTGCAAAAGATCATTGCCAGCGCACGCAACGAATGGATTCGCTCAACGGCGAAGCTCGTCAGCGACGACCTCGATGCCTTGGAGCAGTCGCCCGACGATGGCGAAGACGACGACGCATCGACGTTCGGCGCCGAGGGTGCGGAGGTCTGATGGGGGCATACGTTTCGCGTGAAACATTGCTCGCTGTTCGCCGCTCGGTCGAACTCGGCCTTAGCAGCCTTCGCGCCGAGCTGTTCCAGACCTTGAGCGAATGGGCGGTGGATCACTTCAAGCTCGCGGGGGAAAGCTCGCACCAGAAAGGCGGATGGATCGCTTGGTCCTTTCAGGTCGGCATGCTCGACTTCATGAGCGATGACCGAATCGAAGAGCTCGACGTAATGAAGTCGAAGCGCGTCGGCTACACCAAGATGATTACCGCCTTCGTCGCCTACAACATCGCGCACCGCCGCCGAAAGCAGGCCCTATGGCAACCGACAGACGACGACCGCGATAGCTACGTCAAGAGCGAAATCGATCCGTTGCTGGATGCTCGCGACGGTGTGCCAGCCGTGCAGGCCGCTCGGCGCAAGGGCGGTGGCAACGACGACACAATCAAGATGAAGAAGTTTCGCGACAGCGTGCTTCATCTGCTGGGCGGCAAGGCGAAGCGCGCCTATCGCCGAATCACCGTGGCCGTGGCCATCCTCGATGAGTGGTCTGCGTTCGATCAGACCATTGAGAAGTCGGGCGATCCTGGCGGCCTGGCGAAAGGGCGGACCGAAGGCGCCGCATACCCGAAGTTTGTCGGCGGCTCGACGCCCGGCTTCAAGGGGCTTTGTCACGTCGAGCGTGCGGCCGGCAACGCCGAAGGCTTCGTGCGCTTCCACATCGACTGCCCGCATTGCGGCTTGGAGCACCCGCTGATGTGGGGTGGCCGCGAGAAGCTCTTCGGCTTCAAGTGGGAGCGGGGCCAGCCTGCGACGGTGCGGCATGTCTGCCCGCACTGCCACGAATCCATCAGGCAGAGCGACTACCTGCAAGGCGGCTTGCCGACGCAGGGCGTATGGGTCTGTGAGAAGACCGGCAAGCGCTTCGGTCCGGATCGAGTCTGGCGCGACGCGGCAGGCATGCCCACTCGGCCGCCGAAGTCCCTCGGCGTGCATGTGTGGGCGGCCTACAGCCCGCAGCGCACATGGGAAAGCATCGTCAAGGAATTTGAGGAAGCGCTCGATGCCTTGCAGCGCGGCGACGCCGGACCGATGCAGCTCTTCGTCAACGAGACGTTGGGCGAAACATGGGAGGTCGTAGGCGAACGCACCGACGACCACGAGCTGCAGGCACGCGCCGAACCCTTTCCCCTGCGCACCGTGCCTGCTGGCGGCTTGGTGCTAACGGCCGGCGTAGACGTGCAGCGAGACCGTTGGGAAATCGATGTATGGGCATGGGCGCGCGGCCTCGAATCTTGGATCGTCGATACCCATGTCATAGAAGGCAATCCCGCTTCGGAAGCCGACTGGGCTCCGGTTACCGAGTATTTGAGCCGGCGCTACCTGCAAGCCTGGCACGGCGGCTCGATGGGACTGAGCGCCATCTCGATTGACTCCAGCGACCAGACCCAAGCCGTCTACAACTGGGTGCGCAAGGTTCAACACCAGCTGCCGAAGCTGCGCGCCATCAAGGGCCGAGGCGAGGAAAACATCCCGGTGCTCGGTCCGAGCAGTGCGCAAGAGGTGAAGTGGAACGGCAAGCGTTGGCCGAACGGCGTCAAGCTCTGGAGCGTTGGAGTCGACACCGCGAAAGACCTGCTGCTGGGGCAGCTATCGATTGTGGAGCCTGGCCCGGGCTATGTGCACTTCAGCGCTGAGCTGCCGCGCGAGTGGTACGAACAGTTGACGGCAGAGCAGCGAATCCTCGTGAAGGTGGGCGGCCGAGAAACCTATCGGTGGGTGAAGCGCCGTCCACGAAACGAACGGCTCGATTGCCGCAACTACGCATTGCATGCCGCCTTCGGCCTGGGCTTGCACAACTACACCGACAAGCGTTGGAGTGAGCTGGAGGCTTCGGTGCAGCCGCCGCGTGACCTGTTCTCGGAGTCCCTACCTGCCCCCCTCCAAGCATTGCCACCGGAGAGCACTTCGGCAACTGCCGCAGAGCACGCGACCCCCGCACTCGAGTCCGCCTCCCGCCCTCACACTCCCGCGCCGGCAACGCGCGCTCGGACCTCGTTCGGACGAGATTGGTAAATCACATGACACAAGCATCGCCCACCCCAGCGCTCGACTCGTTGTTGCAGTCTGAGCCGGACCTCGTTGATCGCATCTTTGACTACCTCATTGAAGTGCATCCGGAGATTGCCGGCCTGAAGCTCGACGACGCACGGCGCGCAGTCCGCAGCCACCTGGCAGGAAGCCGGTACTACGTCGCGAGCCGCAAGCGCGACGACCTTGCTAGCCGCGTGCTTTCCCTCTTCAACGGCCGCAACGCGACCGAGGTCGCGCGAAAGCTTGGCGTCAGCCGAGCCACGGTGTATCGCTGTCTCAAGCAGCCGCGACGCGAGTAATCGCGTCTCAGTTTTTGGCTTGAATTGAGACGGAGCGCGGAATAGCGTGAATGCCTCTATCGACACCCTTCGTACGAATGTCCCAATCCTCTTACACCTCCGAAGACCTCGCCGCTGTGCGACGAGCAATCGCCAGCGGCGAGCTCTCTGTCATGCACAACGGGCGCCGTGTCGAGTACCGCAGCATGGATGACTTGCTGAAGGCCGAGACGCGCATCGAGGGCGAGCTGCGCGCTTCTGCCGGACGTCCGCGAGGCGGTGTGCGCCGCTTCACATTCACCACCTACCGCGGCGAGTAAAGCGAATGGCCAATCTCTTGGATCGAATCATCGGCGTGATCAGTCCCGACCGGGGCCTGCGCCGGCATCGCAGCCGCGAGTTGCTGAAGCGAGCTTACGAAGGGGCGAGTACGCGCGACGGGTGGCGTCCAAAGCGGGCAGGTGCAAGCGCAAATGCGGATCACGCGGCCGACGCGCGGACGTTGCGCGTGCGCGCACGGTCCTTGGAGCAAAACGTGCCGTACATCGCACAAGGCTTGCGTGCACACAGTGCGAACATCATCGGGACAGGGATCATTCCGAGATGGAAAGACAGCAAAGAGCACGCGCTAGCCTGGCAGGAGTGGGCGCCATTCGCTGACGCTGATGGCCGCCTCGATGTCTACGGCCTGATGTTGCTGGCACATCAGACCGCACAACGTGATGGCGAGGTGTTGCTCCGCGTTCGGAATCGCCGGCCTACCGATGGGCTGCCCGTGCCCATTCAGTTTCAGGTCCTAGAAATCGATTGGCTCGACGACAGTCGCATGGGGCGCATCGACGGGTACAACGTCATCGAAGGGATCGCCTACAGCGCCATCGGCAAGGTAGTCGGCTACTACCTCTTTGACCAGCATCCGGGCGAGCCGATCATCTTTGGCGGACGCAGGGCGACGAGCAAGTTTGTGCCTGCTGAGAGCGTGATTCACTACTTTGCGCCAAGTAGGCCCGGGCAGGGGCGCGGCTTTCCGCGCGTGGCGCCTGTGATTGCGCGCACACGCGACCTGATGCTGTACGAGGATGCAGAGCAGCATCGAAAGAACCTCGAAACGCGACTGGCTGTCATCGGCTCCGGCGACGTTGACGGCATGGCCGAGGGAGAAGGCGAGAACATCAACGAGACGCGCAGCATGGGCGAGCTTCCCAGCGGCGGGATGATGCAGGTTCCCTCCGGAACGAATCTCACGGTCGTGCAGCCAAATGCGGCGCCTGGGTATGTCGAGTACCTGAAGATGCAACTTCACCTAATCGCTGCAGGTGCCGGGTGGACCTACGAGATGATGACGGGCGACGTGCGGGAGGTGAGTTTCACCAGCGCGCGAATTCGACGGCTCGACTACCGGCGTGAGGCTGAGCAGGAGCAGTGGCTACACGTCATTCCGCAGCTGATCGGGTCGATGGTGCGAGCCTTCTCGAATGCCTGTGAACTCGCAGGGCGCGTTAAGAAAGCGGACTACAACGTGCGCTATGCCACGCCCAAGTGGGAATACACGAACCCGAAAGACGATGTGGCTTCAGACTTGGACGAGATTGCTGGCGGACTAAGCAGCTACAGCGAAAAGCTGCGTAGTCGTGGCTATGAGCCGGACGAGGTGTTCGCAGAACTTGCCGAAGACATAGGCAAGCTGCGAGAGCTCGGGATCATGGATGTCATCATGATGATGCGAAAGGGGAAGCAGATGGCTGAAGAGGGGGCAGCGACAAAAACGGGATAGAAACTTCTTCTAATCCCCCCGGCTATTCCTGTAGCTCTTCCTCGATAAACTCGTTCGAAAGTACTTCTATGGTGCAGCAATAGTGCGCGCGATCAAGATTCACCTCTTTCAGAAATGCGGTCGCCTTCAATACTGAAATCACCTGATAGCTAGACGAAGTTCCCTCAATTGGGAAGATTCCACCACGTCGATATCCGCGCGGGGTTACGAATTGAGTTGGGAGATGCCTCTCGGAAACAACACAGAGAAATGCTCGAATTCTGGAGTTGTGTTCTGCGATTTCTGCAAGTCTAACAAGGTCCCGGTTGATCAACGAACTTGCAGATTTTGCGCGCTTGACCTCAATAGCGAATCTTGGGATTTTCCTCTTTCCCTCCGGCTCTTGAATCGTCTCCCATACCGAAAGGTCGACCCGAGCACCATCGCCAATTTGTGCATATTTATTTTGTTTGACAAACTTCTTGTAAGGCTCTTCACAGTGCAGAGAGTATTTGTCTCCCAAATGAGCGTGAATGAGGTTACAAAGCTCGGCGACCAAAGCGCCCTCTGTTAGAGCCCAGTCAGAATAGATGGTGCATCGATGACCGACCCAGAAAGCCAGCCTCTGTAAAGCTGATTTCAACCATTTGGGAGAGTAACGTAGAATTTCTTGCACGCGGGGGGGTACTAGACTTTTTAAATGATGCAGAGAGCACAGAGTGCAACATGGTATTGGTGGGTAAATGAGTGCAATATTTACCCTGAGATCGCGTAACGAAGTTGGTATTCAAATTTGAGTTCCGAGTTAACTGCATCGACACCTGTTCGCTGCTTCCGGACACGTAGAATTTTCACGAGGGCATACCCGCAGTTATTTCGAAAGATCACAATCTGCCCTTCATCGACGGGCTTCGTGTAATAAGAGTCTTCAAACCATCGAGCAGGATCGTCGATCTCATCGAATGAGGTGCAATGCTTAGCCACTGCAACATTGAAATCGTAGTCGAGCGCGTAGATACTCCCGTCATCTCGATTCGTCCATCGAGTGTTGAACTCTCGTCCTGGCGACCCAAGCGTCCGTGAACCGACGCTGGCGTAATCAAAAGCCGCCTTTCCGCTGTCGCGAACGGAAAAGTGAAATTTGCGGAAGAAGAGGTCGTTGTCGCGCCTCGCTTCGTTGCGAAGCTCCGGCGGGAAGTCGCGGGTTACTACACCGTTCGCATGAAAGGTTCGCCAAGCGAGCCCGCCTACATCGGGATTTGGGTCGCAATTTGCGATAAAGACACTCTTGAATCCCGTTTGAACTAGAAGGTCGGCGCAGCACAAACCAGCCGCCTTCTTTTTCGTACATGGTTCCAAGGTCACGTAAGCAGTTGCATCAGAAAAGTCAAACCCGTGCATCTTCTCAATAAGAGCCTGCTCTGCATGAGCGTTGCTCTTAGCTACAAAGTCAACCAGATGCTCACCGTCAAGAAACTGGCCGCCTACGCCTTTAGCGTACCAGCCGATAATTTTTGAGCCGCGTGCAAAAACTACAGCGACGCGTGGTGGAGGATTCGAGGACGTGGGGCTAACTACGCAGAGCTTAGCCTTATCAACAGCAAGTCTACAAAAGACGTAATGTGGATCGTTGGGCGACATAGAGAATATCTCTGTGTGTGTTTAGGCTCGGTCACAGTGGACCGTGAGGCATTCAGCGGAACGACGTTGCAGAGTCAGGTTTGGGCCATTTCGCGTCTCGAATCGCTGTCAGGATTGTCTGAAAAGCGCCCATCCGGTACTCGTACGCAAGCGCCTCTTGAGACACCATGACTTGAAATCTGAAGCGCTCGTCGAGGACATCTTTGGAAATCGGTCGATTCAGGATTGAAGATGCACGATCCTGAAATTCGTAAGCTTGGGACACGTACTCCCCCACGGGCTGCAGCACTGACGGGTCGGCAGCTCCCCTGCGAGGCAAACTTGCAATATTCTCAAGTGCCTCTCGGCGCTTATCGTCGAGAACCTTGCCGGTGTTAGCTAGGAGTTGTGCGAGAAAATCGTGATCTGACTTAGTCAAGACTGACGTTGCCTTGTTCAGTTCTGCAGCAGATGTCAAGCATGAAGATACTTCGAGTGAGAGATTAACGATGCGCTCATGACGAACCGCGCGCGACTCCTTTATCCCAGGTTGACCGATTGACAGTCTCGTTTCGGCACAGCGATCGGCGGCTGATCTAGCAAGTTGCTGCGTGAAGTTCAAGCGCCGCTGCTCGTAAGCCTCGCGTTTTGCCAACGCAATGTCCTTCTGTGCATTCTTGAGGTCAACTTCTCTTTGAGCGATCAGTTCATCTAGTACGGCCTTCTGATAAAGCGGTATCACCGTAAAGTAGAAGCCAAAAACGGTTGCAACCAGAGCGCCGACCTGCGCGATATATCCGAAACGAACAAGCCACAGATCGGCTTTGGGTTGCTGTGGAACGGACGTTTGTGTGTCGGCAACGCGTTGCGATTCTGATCGGCGTCGCTGCACATAAGCGGGCGTCTTTGATTTCATTGTGGTCTGCCATCCCCCATGCGTTGATCGAAACTTGCGCAATCGTAATCTGAAGCATCGATAGCGACGACTGTCTGCTGCTCCTCCACATGCAGAAGGTTGGCGAACAATTCTGATCTTGGCCCCAAGAAATCCTTCTCTCATCCAAATCGTCTCAGTTTTTGCCTCGAAATGAGACAGCGTGCCGGGCACAGTTCCCCGCATGCCTCAAGCACAAGACACCATCACTCGCCGCGACGATCTTCCGCTGGCAGGTCGCACGATGGAGCTTCGCGGCTTCACTCGTGCCGCAGAAGAGGGCGCAGCTCAAACCGACATCCCTCTCGCAACCGCGCAGCTCGTCTTCACTGCCGGCGCGAGCGTTCGTCGCTACGACTGGTATCGCGAGCGCAGCTACCTCGAACAGCTCGTCGTTGAAGAAGGCGCCATTCGCCTCGACCGCCTGACGCGCGGAGCGCCGCTACTCAACACGCACAACGCATGGAGCCTGGAGGCTCAACTGGGCGTTGTCGAGAACCCGAGCATCGATGCCGGCGCAGGCCTGTGCGACGTGACGTTCTCGCGCCGCGAATCCGTCGCGGGCTACGTGCAGGACGTTGCAGACGGAATCATTCGAAATGTCTCGGTGGGGTATGTGCGCCATCGCGTCGAGATGGTGCCGCCCGAGGCCGACGACGGCGAGTGGCTGTACCGCGTCATCGACTGGGAGCCCTACGAGGTTTCTCTCGTGCCGATTCCTGCCGACATGGATTGCCAAGTCCGCGGCACTGAAGCGCAACCGCCAGCCGGCGCAGATGCCGCGCAACGCATGTTTCCCTGCGAGTTCATCGAAGTTCGCAGTCGACCCGAATCGCCCACGGTGGGCGCCTCCGCCGCAATTTCAACCCTGAAGGAACCTTCCATGCCTCAAGCCACCGCCGGCGGCTCCGCCGCGACGACTGAACAACAACGCTCCGCGCCCTCGGGTGCACAAGACGCGCCGGCCGCAACAGTAAACGCCGCCGTCGATGCTGCTGCTGCGGCAGCGGCGCAGCGTGCCGCTGACATCAGCGAGGTGTGCGCACGTCACAACGTTGCGCATCTCGCGGCCGGCCTCATCCGTGGAGGTCAATCGGTCGAGCACGCTCGTGCTGCCGTGCTCGAAGAGCTGGCGTTGCGCGACGCGGCAAGCGGCGGCCATCGCAACGTGCGCATCGAAACCGTGCGCGACGAAATGGCTACCCGCCTGGCTGGCCTGGAGCAGGCCATCATGCATCGCGTTGCGGCCGGCACGCAGCTCGACGACAACGGCCGCCAGTACCGGGGCATGAGCCTGTTGGAGATGGGGCGCGACCTTCTCGAAGCTCACGGCGTCAAGACCCGTGGCATGGAGCGCATGCAATTGGCGACTGCCATTCTTACCTTCCGCTCCGGCGGCATGCACACGACGAGCGACTTTTCTTCGGTGCTCGCCAATGTCGCGAACAAGCGGCTGCGCGGCGTCTACGACGAGAACCCGGGCACCTATGGCTTGTGGGCGCGCCGTGCGCCGAACGCGCCGGACTTCAAGAACATCAACGTCGTGCAGCTCTCGGGTGCGCCCGAGCTGCTGCGCACCAACGAGCACGGCGAGTTCAAGTACGGAACGATGAAGGACGGCGCGGAGACGTACGGCATCGTGACCCATGGCCGCATCGTCACCCTGTCGCGTCAGGCGATGGTCAATGACGACCTGCGGGCGTTCGACCGAATGATTTCCGGCTTCGGCGGTTCGGCCCGCCGCCTCGAGAACCGTCTGGTGTATGCGCAGCTCACGGGCAATCCGACGATGGGCGATGGCGAAGAGCTCTTCAGCGAGGAACACAAGAATGTGAGCACTGGTGCTCCGTCCGCGCTGCAGTTCTCCGCGCTCTCTGCGGGCCGTACCGCGATGCGGCTGCAGCGCGGTTTGCAAAACGAAGAGCTGAACCTGGCGCCGAGCTACCTCATCGTGCCTGCTGCGCTGGAGCAAACCGCCTACCAGCTCACCAGCTCCAACTACACGCCGGCAAAGCAAGCCGACGTGAACGAGTTCCGCGCGGGCGGCCGCACTTCGCTGGAGCCCATCGTCGAGCCGATCCTCGATGCCGTGAGTGCTTCGGCGTGGTATCTGGCCGCCGCGAACTCGCAGGTCGATACGGTCGAGTACACGTTCCTCGATGGTGCCGAGGGTCCTGTGATCGAGTCCGAAATCGGCTTCGAGATCGACGGCGTTTCCTACAAGTGCCGCCACGACTTCGCCGCGAAGGTGGTCGATCACCGCGGCCTCCATCGCGCAGACGGCCGTTAACGCTGCCCATGCCGGCGGCTGGGTCTGGCCGCCGACGCCTCCCTTCACTCACCTAAGGAATCACCATGAAGAACTACCGCCAAGCGGGCAGCGTGCTCACGCTGACCCCCTCCGTTGCTGTCGCCTCCGGCGTCGGCTACCTCTTCGGTGCCGCCCTGTTCGGCATCGCAACCTCGGACGTTCCGGCAAACACGCCGGGGGAGTTCAAGACCGATGGCGTTTTCGACCTGGGCAAGACGGCCGGTGTCGCTGTCAGCGTGGGAGATCGCCTCTTCTGGGATGCGACGAACAAGGTCGTCAACAAGACCAGCGCGAGCCAGGAGTGCATCGGCGTTGCGGTCGAGTCCGCTGCCGGCGCCGCTGATGTCGTGGCCGTGAAGCTGGGCGCAAGCCTGCCTGCGGCCACCTGATACGCCGCCGCTGCCCCGCCATGACCACTCCCTTCGCAGCACTTCAAGACCGAGTGAATCGCGCGCTTGACCGGCACCTGACGAATGCGCTCGCGCAAGTCGAGGGCGCCTCCGATCCGGTGCCGGTCGAGTTCGATGAGCCCTATGCACCGTCGTTCGACGATCAGGTGGACGCGCAGGCCCCTGAGTGCTGGGGGCCTGCAGCCGCCTTGGGCGGTCTGGAACGGGGCGACTCTCTTCTCATCGACGGCAGGCTCTTCGAGGTCTTGCGGTCGAAGCCGGACGGCACGGGCCGCGTGCATCTGATTCTGCGGGGCGCGTGATCGTGATCGCTCTGGAACCTGTGATCGTGGAGCGGCTTCGCGCCAGCCTGGCTGATGCGTGGGTCGTCAAAGGCATGTTCTTCGACGACGGGAGGCGGTCAGGCGACCTGTTCGCTTCCGTGACGTTCGCGGATGCGGACGTGCCGGCGAGCGAAGACACAGGGGCCATGGTGCGGCCATTGTGGCTCGTCACATTGGTTGCAAAGGGGACAGATGCCAACGTCGCCGCGCAACTCGATAGCGCCTTCGCGATTGCTGTCGAAGCCGTCCATGGGTGGGCGCCCGGGCCGGTGAGCGGCCGGCGCTGGGAGAGGTTCCGCCTAGCGCGCGTGAAGCCACCTCCCTATCTCGATACCGGCCTCGTCGGTATCGAACTCGGTTTTTCCACTTCTGCCCGCTTCGACGGGCAACCCTGAAAGGATTTCCCATGCCAATCGTTCACACCAAAACCGAACTGTCGGCCCCGCGTGGCCGCCTTCGCCTCGACATCATGAATGCCCTTGAAGAGCTGACGGGCGAGGAAGAAATGGGCAACTGCCCGAGCTTCGTGCTGTCCATCGACTCGGAGAAGGCCGAGGAATTCTCGTCCGAGACGGCGGCCAGCGAGCTCATCGGCACGCTCACCGGAAAGATCAAGCGCACCGCAAAGATCGTCTGCAACAACATGAGCATGGCGACCTACCAGCGGTTTCTCGCCGCCACGAGCGAGACGGTCACGCAGTCGTCGGCACCGGTCACGGGCGAGTTGCGCAAGGTCGTGCCGGGCAAGATTTACCAGCTCGGCCAGACCACGGCCAACCCCATCGGCGTGCGCAACGTCACGGCCGTGACTGTGAAGAGCGAAGACGGAACCACGCCCTACGAGGCCGGCGAAGACTTCAACGTAGACCCGGAAACCGGCGCGGTGCAGATCGTCGCCGGCGGCGGCATCACGGCGGGCAATGTGCAGTTCGGCTACACGCCCGTTGCCGGCACTTACCAGCGTCTGAAGACCGGCGGCAACACGACATTCCTCGCGGCTATCCGTGTGGTCGCCGACAACGCCTCGGGCAATAACAAGGACTGGTACATGCCCCGCGTCAATGTGACGCCCTCGGGCGAGCTGCCCATCGTTTCGGCGGATGTGGAGTTTGTGAAGGTCGAGTTCGACATCGACGTACTCAAGCCGGCCAACGCTGAAGCCGTCTACGTGGGAGGCCGTCCGGTCGCCTGATAGCTCCGCGCCTGGCCTTGCGCTGCAGGGCTAGGCGTGGAGACGCATGCGGATTCCCGAAGAGGCTGCATGCGCCTCCCATCTCTTCACCTCAATCCCGATCCCATGGCCTTCAAGCCAATCCAAATCCTTATCAACGCCAAGGACGATGCGTCCAAGGTGTTCGACCGTCTGCAGGCGCGTCTCGCCGTCTTTGCTGCGGCCGTGCTGGGCTACTTCGGCATTCAGGCGTTCACAGGGTGGGTGAAGGGCGGGGCTGACCTCGAACAAGCGCTGAGTCGCGTGCAGGCCGCCACCGGCGCCACCGCAGCGGAGATGCGCCAACTGCGCAAGGCGGCGCAGGAAGCCGCCGCAGATGCCCGCTACGGCTTCACCGAGCTTGAGGCGGCTGGCGCGCTGGAGAACCTGGCGAAAGCCGGCCTTAGCGTCAAAGATGCCATCGGCACGCTGCCAGCTGCCATGCAACTCGCTCGCGCCGGCGATGTCGAACTGGCGACCTCGGCTGAGTACCTGACGAAGATCGTGAACGGCCTCGGCCTGTCCTTCGCCGACTCCGGCCGCGTGGCCGACGTGCTCGCGAAGGGTGCCAATGCCACGAACACCAGCGTGTCGGGCCTGGCGCAGGCGCTGAGCTACGCGGCGCCGCTGGCGAACACCCTCGGCCTGAGCCTCGAATCCACCGTGGCGATCATCGGCAAGTTCGCTGATGCCGGCATCGACGCGAGCCGCGCCGGTACAGCGTTGAACAGCATCCTCGCCCAGTTCTCCGACCCTGCCAGCAAGTTCCGCACAGAGCTGGCAGCGGCTGGCATCACGACGAACAACTTCGAGAAGATGCTGCACGAGCTGGCCGCCGCCGGTCCGGCCGGGCAGCGGGCTATCGCGGCGGTGGGGCAGGAGGCCGGCCCTGCGTTGCGCGCTCTGCTCAATCAGGGCGTGGACAAGCTCGATGAGCTCACCAAGTCGCTGCAGAACGCGAAGGGCAGCGCGGCGGAGACGGCCGGCGTGATGCAGGCTAATCTCAAGGGCGCGCTCAACGGCCTGCGCACTGCGTGGGATTCCACGATCAACGCGCTGACCACGCCCATCCTGCCGGTGCTGAAGCAAGGCGTCGAGCAGCTGTCCGGCGCCCTGCGCGCGGCCGTGGCCGATGGCACCGTGGGCCGCTTTGGCAATGCTCTTGCGGCGGCCTTCCAGAACGGCATCAAGTGGGTACAGGCGTTCATCGCGAGCGTGGACTTCCCGGCGCTGGTGGCGAAGGCGCAGGCCATGGCCGACCGCGCCGGCGCGCTGCTCGACGACTTCGGTCGCAAGGCGCAGAACGCCGGCAACATCGTGCAGACGGTGTGGGGCGTCATGTCCACCGGGGCCAATGTCGTCTTGGCGGCCGTCTACAAGATTGCCGAGGGCATGACGACCGTGGTCGTAGCGGTGCAGGAGGGCATCGCCACGATCATCACCGGCCTGGCGAAGGTGACGTTCGGCGACCTGTCGGCGGCGTTCAAGCAGGCCGCCGAAGAAGTGCGCGCCTCGGCCGAGGCCACCGGTGCGGTGGCGGATGCTTTCGGAGAGAAAGCGGGCGAAGCCTTTGACCGCGCGGCCGAGGGCGCGGAGCAGGCCCGTGCCGGCTGGGCAGGGCTGACCGGCGACGCGGAGAAGACCACGGTCGCAGCGGCCAGCGGCGCGGCGGCTTTCACGAACATGGCCGCCGAGATGTCGGCGGCGGGCGCCAGCGCGCAGGAGGCTGGGCAGAAGGCGGCCGGGGCGGCTGCAACGCAGCAGGCAAAGATCGACGAAGCGCGCGCTGCGGTGGCGCGCTTGCGAGACGAGTACAACCAAGCGTTCGCCGCCGGCAATGTCGACTTAGCGAGCCAGAAGCTCGACCAGCTGCGCAAGGCGAGCGATTCGGTGGTGGCGGCTCTTGATGCGCAGAAAGACAAGGCCGAAGAGGTGCGCGCAACCGTCGAGCGCTTGCGTGCGGAGTATGCGCAGGCCATCGAGACGGGAAATCTTGAGTTGGCCGCGCAGAAGCTCGGTGAGCTGAAGAAAGCGAACATTGCCGCCGCCGACGCGGCCGGTGCGCTCAAGAAAGCACAAGCCGACGCGGCCGCCGAAATCGCGGCGGCCTTCCAGCGCGCCGGGGTGCAGACGAAGGCCGAGCTTGAAACCATGGCGAAGGTCGCGCTGCGCGACTACGAGCTGATCCGCGACAGCGGGCAGGCGACCGCCAGCGGTCTGGGCGATGCATGGAAACGTGCAGCCGAGGCCGCCATTGCGGCGGGCAATGGTGTGGCGCCCGGCTGGGTGCAGGCGCAGGCCGCCATGCGCGGCTTCGAGGTCGTGCTCGACAGCGCCGGGCGCACAACGCTAAAGCTTAAAGACGCGCAAGCGGATGCCACGCAGTCCGCCTTCGGCCTGGCCGGCGCCCTGCGCGAGGTCACCAATGCGCGCGAGCGCGACATCGAGGCGCGGGAGAAGGCCATCCAGTTGCAAGAGCGCGAGGTCGCACTCGAGAACAAGCGGCTCGGCCGCGACGCAGCCGGGTTCTCGATCGACAAGACCGGCAAGACCGTGAACGCGGGTAGCGACCTGGGCACGTTGACCGGCATCGCCGCCTTCCTGAAAAACGCCGGCATCAAGGACGATGAAACCGCCCGCCGCATCGCCCGCGAGTTCGCCGACGAGAAGGGCAACGTTCAGTTCTTCAACAACCCGGGTCAGAAGAAGTACGGCGGTGACACGCTGAGCTATGCGCTGTTGAGGGCGGCCGAGAAAGTGACGTTCTTCGGCGACGGCCAGACTCCGACCAGCATCCCCAAGCCCGAATCGAATCGCACCGTCAACCTGCAGTTGCAGCTCAACGGCCGCGACTACGGCCGGGTGAACACCGACGCCGCCGGCGCCGACGCCATCGAGGGCCTGCTCGCGCAGCTCGGCGCCGCGCGCGGCACGTCTTCCCTGCGCCCGGGAGCCTGACATGGCGGCACCGAAGTTTCACACCCTCGGCGCGCTGCAGATTCCGCGCGGCATGGTCTGGGTCGATGAGTTCGCATGGAACGCCGTCGAGAAGAGCCTCGGCTACTCCGTCACTGGCGCTGCGCTCATCGATGCCGCGGTGCGCCTTGCGGGCCAGCCGATCACCCTGCAGGGCGAGGTCGAGGCCGGATGGATCAAGCGCGGCGCGCTCAAGGCCCTGAAGGCGCTCAACGAGGCGAACGCGGTCGGCGAACACGCGCTCGTGCTGGCCGATGGCCGCGCCTTCACCGTGCAGTTTGCGCCCGGCGTGGCCGTCGAGGGCAAGCCGCTGGCGCGCCCCGAACTGCCGGCCGAGGACTACCCCTACATCGCCACCGTGCGCCTCATCACCGTTTGACCCATGACCATTCTCGAATCAGACCTGAAACTCGTCGCCACGCAGGTGATGGATGACGTTCCCGAGGGCGGCGGCGCGCCGACCTCGAAAGTCATCGTCGATGGCGCCAGCAATGCCATCTTCAAAGACATCTCGGCGGTGGACCGCGCGCGGGGCGACGTGTCCATCATGAAGATCGCGGCCACGGTGCAGACCCTGAACACCGATACCGCCCTCGGCGGTCTGGTCATCATCTCGCGTCCGCCGCTCGACCCGAACGTGAGCCCGGCGCTCTTCTACACCGGCGACTTCTTCGACCGCCGCGCGAGCATCCAGAACCGCATCGAGGCGTACACCGCCCCGGGCGAAGAGTTCAACGGCTACATGCTGTCGAACCACGTTCAGGGGCAGCGCTCGCTTCAAATCTTCCAGCGCCCCGGCGCCACGCCGCCCGCCATCAACGGCACGCTGCAGATCAGTGGCGGCGGCAAGACGGAGTACGTGCGCGTGTCCGATGTCTCGGTGGAACAGCGCACCTACAGCTACAGCACCGGCGGCGCCTTCGTGGACTATGCCGCGCAGGTCTGCGTCTGCGAGCTGCTGGATGGCCTGAAGAACGATTACGCCGGCTCTCCCGCAAGTCGCCTCTTCGAGCGCTCCGCAGTAGGCGCGGCGATCAATCGGATGCTCGTGGCGAACGCCGCCAAGTTCTACGGCATCGCGAAGCTCGCCGCGCCCGTGACCACCGGCGACCTGTCCGCCAAGGTCAACACCATCAGCACGCAACTCGTGCCGAGCGCGACGACCGAAATCCCGCTCGTGGACATGTCGGCCGCCGGCTCTTCGACCTCGCTCGTTGCCTCGGGCTCGGGCACCGTGACCCTGAATACCGGCGTGGTGTTCGGCCCGAATTCGATCATCACTTTCGGCAATCCCGCCTACCCGGGATCGCTGTCGGTGGCGACCTCGGCGGGCACGCTGACCGATGACGGCGGGCGCCTAAAGCTCGGCGCGCTGACGGTCGGCAGCGTGAACTACGCCGGCGGCGCGATGACGCTCGCCAGCGATGCGCCCACCATCACCGGAAACAAGACGATCACCTTCCGCCCGGCGGGCGCGCCTATCGAGCTGGCCGATTCGACCTCCATCGCGGTGACGCTGGAAAGCCGCCGCATCAACTACCCGTTGACCATCCTGCCGCCGCCGGCGCCTGGCTCGCTGCGCGTGGCCTACCGCGCCGGCGGCAACTGGTACGAGCTGGCCGACGACGGCGGCGGGCGTCTGTCGGGCACGGATTCGAGCATCGGCAGCGGCACGGTGGATTTCGTGACGGGCACGGCCTTGCCGACGCTGGGAAGCCTGCCGGACGTGGGAAGCGAAGTCATCTTCACCTGGGCGGCAAAGGCGAACTACAAGGACCGTAGCGGCACCCTCACGGCCGCCGTGTCGATCATGCTCGCGCTCGACAACCAGGCGGCGCGGGCCGGCACCGTGTCGGTGGACTGGAACGACGGCACCGCGCGGCATGCCAGCGACAACGGCAGCGGCGTGCTCACGGGCGACGCCAGCGGCCCGGTGTCCTATGCGTCGAGCACCATCGAGCTGCGGCCGAACGTGCTGCCGGCCTCGGCGGTGGCCTTCACGGTCAACTACAGCCACGGCGACCCGGAGACGAAGACCTTCCCGGCGCCGGCGCGCGATGTCGATGGCGCCATCACGCTCAACCTCGGAAAGACCAACGTCGCGCCGTGGTCCGTCGCCCTCGACTGGAATCTCATCCTGCAATCGACCGCCGGCGTGCCGGCCGATCAGTGGGTGCCGCAGAACTTCGCGGCCACCAAGACGGTGACGGACAACGGCGCCGGCAAGCTAGTGGATGGCCTCGGCGTCGAGTTCGGCACCATCGTCTATTCGACCGGCATCGCCAAGCTCTACCCCGAGGCCGTCGTGAGCGTGCCCGTGCCGCAGTGGGCGGTCAGCCCGCAGGGCGTGCTCGGCACGGTCCTCTCGCCGAACCTGCCGGGCTTCTACCGCAACACCCTCACGGGCTACACCTATGCGGTGCTGAATGCCTCGCTGCCGACCGATTCGACGGCGCTCGTATCGGTGCGCTTCCGCGTGGCTGGCGCCGGCACCACGAAGAGCCAGACGTTCAACGCGCCCAAGCTCTTCATCAAGCTGCTGCCGAACGCCAGTGAGAAGGGCGTGCCCGGTGCGATCAACTTCACGTTCGGCGGCAAGACCTATTTCGACCGGGCCGGCTCGCTCTACACCGACCTCGACGCGGCCACCGGCGCCGCCTCGCTGGCGGGCACCTACGACTACGCGACCAACACCGCCGCGCTCACGACCTGGCCGGCCTCGGCCTCGTCCTCGGTCGTGGTGAACAGTCTGCTCACCTCGTTGGACAGCCAGCCGGTCGAATACGTCGTCTTCCGCACGCCGGTGGCGCCTGTCAGCCCGAACAGCCTTCAGCTCCTGGCGACGAAACTCAACGGCGGCACGATCAACGTCACGGCCGATGCCTCGGGCTTCATCAACGGCACGAACGTGCACGGCACCTTCGACGCATCGACGGGCGTCGGCAAGGTGCGTTTCGGCGACTGGGTGACGGCCGCCGGCAACGAGGGCGCCATCTGGTACTCCGCCGATGCGGTCGGCAGCGACGGCAAGATTTGGAAGCCGGTCCCGGTCTTCGCGAGCACCATCCGATACAACGCCGTGGCCTACACGACGTTGCCCGTCGATGCGACGCTGCTCGGCCTCGACCCGGTGCGCCTGCCCTCGGATGGCCGCGTGCCGATCTTCCGCAAGGGTGAGCTCGTCGTCATCCACAACACCAAGCGCATGCCGGCGGCCGTGGTGTCGAACGGCCAGACCCTCGATGTCGGGCGCGTGCGCCTATCGCGCGTGCGCATCGTGGGGGCCGATGGCGCCACCATCGAGACGGGCTACACGCGCAACCTCGACGCCGGCACGGTCACGTTCAATGACGTGTCGAGCTACGCGCAGCCGGTCGTGGTCGAGCACCGCATCGAAGACCTGCTGACCGTCTCGGATGTTGGCATCGATGGCCGCCTGGCATTCGCCGGCCGCGTCACGCACGACTACAGCTCGGGCGACAGCTACGTGAGCAGCGCGCTGCCCATGGGCGACGTGAAGGCGCGCGTATCGCTGCTGTTCGATCAGCAGGCGTGGACCGGTGTGTGGTCGGACGCGCTCATCGGCAACCCTGCCGATGCGACGTTCAACGACATCGATTTCCCGATCACCGTCACGAACAAGGGTGCAGTCACCGAGCGGTGGCGCATTCAGGTCAACAGCGGCGGCACGACCTACAACCTGATCGGCGAGCACCTTGGCCAGATCGTGACGGGGCAGGGCATGGGCGTGGACTGCTCGCCCATCGGTCCCTCAGGCGTGCCCTACATGACGATCCCGGCCGCCGGGTTCGGCGCAGGCTGGGCAGCGGGTCAGGTGATCCGCTTCAACACGGTGGCCGCGACCTTTCCATTCGTGCCGATTCGCACCGTGCAGATGGGCGCCGAGACGGTGCTCGATGACAGCTTCGAAATTCTGGTCCTCATTGGCGTGGACCGTCCCTGATCTGAAAGCGAAAACACCCGATGACTTCTATCGTGAATACCGACGTGAAGCTGTACACCAGCGATATGGTCAATGCGCCTGCGCTGACCAACGCGAACGGCTCTTTCATCGCGCTGCTCAACGCAGTGCTGAAAGAGGGCTTCGACGTGAAGAGCATCACTTCCCTGAACGTCGCTGCGGGCATCGCGACGCTGACATGGACGGGCTCGCATTCCGCAATTCCCCACTCGGTCATCCTCGTGGCGGGCGTCACTGGCGGGCCGGCCGGCTTCGCTGGAATGAACGGCGAGCAGAAGGTGCAGACCAAGCCTTCGGCGAGTTCTTGCACTTTCCTCACCGCGCTGCCTGATGGCGTTTACACCGGGACGATCACCATCAAGATCGCTTCGCTTGGGTGGGAAAGTCCGTTCTCCTCCGGCACGGACAAGGCCGTCTACCGCAGTGCCGACCTCGCCGGCACCCGCATGTACCTGCGCGTCGATGACACCTACGGCAGCAGCGTGCGTCTCGTGGGCATGGAGACGATGTCGGACATCAACACCGGCACGGGGCGGTTCCCCACGTCGTCTCAAAGCGCAGGTCTTCCCGAAGGCGGTGGATGGTGGCCGAAGGCGGACGCCGGCGCGCAGCCGGCGCCGTGGGTGATCGTGGGCGACGGTCGCATTTTTTTCTATCACACGTCGTCGTTCGTCTCGAATGGCAGCGCTTACAACAACTACATCATCGGCAACCTGCGAGGCTTTGGAGACCTGATCGCGTTGCGTCCGGGTGGTGATCCGTATGCGTGCATGCTGGGCGTACAGCAGGGACCGGGCAGCTCATACCCCACCTACGGCACGCTCGATTCGCCCTCGTCGAACATGAACTATCTGCCCCGGGACTGGACCGGGGTCGGCTCTTCTCATCCCAACTACTGCATGGCCTACACCGGGGCCACCAACGCGGTGTCAGGCATGGATTCCACGCTGGGCGCGTTTCCCAGCCGTATCGATGGTTCTCTGCGTGTTTCGCGCAAGTTCATGTCTCAGTATCAAGGCGGCGACGCGCCGCGTGCGGACGTGCCGGGAGTGCTTTCGATCCCGCAAACCGGCTTGGGCGGTCTGCAGCACAAATCCTTGTTCGACGGCACTGGAGAGTTTGCGGGACGAAAGCTTCTCGGTCTGGTGGTGTCCAACGGCGGCCCCAATCAAGTGCCGTCGCCTGCCAACTCGGGAATGATCTTGGTCGATGTCACGGGGCCATGGCGCTGATGGCTGCGACCTTTCCGCCAGTGGCGCTACTGCATCTCAACGGCAGCAACGGTTCGACGGACATTGTCGACGTGATGCGCAACAAGTGGACCGCGAGCGGCGGCGCCAAACTCACGACAGCGGATTCGAAGTTCGGCGGCTCGTGCCTGGCCTTTGACGGCGATGGGGATTTCGTCAGCATGGCGGGCTCCCTCGCTTTCTATTTCGACGCGAACGACTTCACCATCGAAGCCTGGGTCAAGCCGACCAATACCGGGCGCGAAATGGTGATGTTGGACTACTACCAGTCGGGAAACGCGACTTGGCAGGTGTTGGTGACCTCGGGAGGCAAGTTGTCCTTCTATGGCTGGAATGGGTCAACGACCAACTACATCGCCACCGGCACTTCCTCGATCTGGGGTGCATGGCATCACGTTGCGGTGTCAAAGCGCAGCGGCGTCCTCTATCTGTTCGTCGATGGTGTGCTCGAAAGCAGTGTGGCGCACAGCGCCGCGTTCACCGCAAATCCCGGCTTCTTCGCCCTGGGTGCGCAGGTGTCGTCTCGCAATGCGGCCTACGACTACGCAGGTCTGATGGATGAGGTCCGGGTGATACGTGGAGACGGGCTCTACGTGAGCACGTTCACGCCGCCGGCCACACCGTTCCCTGATGAGATTCGGCCCGTCGTGTTGCGGAGGGGCGGGTACGTGCCGGTCGGCCTCGCGGCGGCGTCGTTCTCGGGCGTGGTTCCGCTACGCCGAGGGCGGCTCTATCGCAACTTCAACAACCTGGGCGCGGAGGGGCGACTGGTGGGCACCGTCAAGGAAAAGCACACACCGGAAAACACGCCGCTGCGCCGCAAGGTAAGACTGATCCGAGAGCGCGACGGTGCGACCGTGGGCGAGACCTGGAGCGACGCTGTCACGGGTGTCTATGCCTTCACGAACATCGACGGCGCCGAGGCTTACACCGTGATCTCGTATGACCACGAGCACAACTACCGTGCCGTGGTTGCGGACAACCTGACGGTCGCCGGCGGCGGCGTGGAGCTGGTGGCATGAACGTGCTCGCCATCAACTTCATGCTGACCGCGCTCATGACCTACATGGGCACCGGTGCGAAGTTCAAGATTTACGCCGGCGTCAAGCCTGGTGCCGGCGGTGCTGAGACGACGTTGCTCGCATCAGCAATCCTCGCGGACCCGGAGGGAGTGGTGAGCGGCGGGATGCTCGTGCTTGCGCAGGCCGATTCGGCCGGTGATATTGCGGTGGGCACTGGCGTTGCCACGTGGGGGCGCCTCGAAACGGCGGATGGCGTGTGGGTCGAGGACTTCACGGTAAGCGGGCCGTCCGGCGGCGGGCAAGTCAAGATCACGACCGTAGACCCTGCGCCCGGTGACCCCGAGGCCCAAATCTATGCGGGCGGCACGTTCTTGCTCGGGACGGTGATTCTGGGTGCCTAACGAGCTCGTCTTCGACAGGGCGCCGCTGACCGGCTCGCCAGTGGAGCTGGTCTTCGGGGATGACGCGGCCGCGCCGAGCGGTGCCGTCTATGCCTCAGGGTTTATCGCGCTGCCGTCGTTCCTGCTGCTCGGCGGGGCTGTCGCGAAGCGTCCGCCGAAGAATGTTGCTAGCGGCCGCATTCCCTTGCCCACGTTCGCGCTGTCTGGATCGTCGCGCTATGACAGTGCGGTGTTTCGGCCGCTGGTCGGCAGGGCGGCGACCGGTTGGCAAGTCGCGCGGCAGATCGAAGGCGGCGCCGCCGCGAGGCACCAGAGTGCGCAGCGGGCGCACGTTGGGCGCGTGTCCGCATGGCAGACCGCCGCGCCGGCATCGTCGAGCACCGCGACGGCCTGGCAGGACTCGAGTCGCGCGCGTGCTGCAGCGGCCGCGATGTATCAGGCAGCTCTCCAGCTCGAAGCCGGCACCGGCATACGCCATCAGGAGGCGGTACGTGCCCGCACGGCCGCTGCGGCGCGCTGGCAGGCGGCGCAGCGCCTGGCGCCGGTGCCGGTCAGCGTGCGTTATCAGGAGGCCGAGCGCCTGCGCCGCGAGGTACGCGCGAACTGGCAGGAGGCGCAGCGCCTGCAGGCCCGCCATGCCGACCGCTTCGGCGCGGCCCTGCAGCTCGATGTCGGCAGCGTGTCGCGCTGGCAAGCCGCCATGTACCCGCTGCCGGGCCGCTCGGTCATTGTTCCGCCCGTCGATGAGCCCTGCTACGAGCCCTCGACGCACCTCATCTTCCGCGAGCGCCCGCAGTACAGCGCCGCACTCGTTTTTTCATGCGAACGGCACGTCGTGCCGCCGGGCACGGTCGTCGTGCCTGTATTGGAGGTCTATACCGTGCAGAACAGCATCAGTCTCGTGCGCCTCGACAGCGGCGAGGCGTTGGAGGCTTTGGCCTTCTCGATGAGCCTCGACGCCGATTCGTGGACGTGGCGCTGGTCGGCCACGCTGCCGGGCGCGGCATGGCCCGTCATCCGGCGCGGCATTCATGTGGCCCCGGTGGACATCCTCGCGACCGTCAACGGCGTGCCGTATCGCCTGACCGCGACCGACTGCAGCAGGGATCGCCGCTTTGCCGACAACAAGGTGCAAGTGCAGGGCAGGGGGCGTGCGGCCCTGCTCGACAGCCCCTACTCGCAAATCCTCAACCACGCGGTGGCGGACACGCGTAGCGTGGCGCAATTGCTCGACCTGGCGCTGACGTACAACGGCGTGGGCATCGGCTGGAGCGTCGATTTCGGCCTGATGGATTGGACCGTGCCCGGCGGGACCTGGGCGTTTCAGGGAAGCCACATCGGCGCCGTGCTCGACATCGCGAGCGCCGCCGGCGCCATCGTGCAGCCCCACGCCACGGACGCAACGCTGCGGGTGTTGCCGCGCTACCCGGCTGCGCCTTGGCAGTGGGCGACGCTGGCGCCCGACTTCGTGCTGCCGGCGGCGGCCGTGGCCGTCGAGGGCATCGCGCAGAAGACGCGGCCCGACTACAACCGGGTGTTCGTCGCCGGCACCACGGGCGACGGCGTGCTGGGGCAGGTCACGCGCGCCGGCACCGCTGGCGACAGCGTGGCCGACATGGTGACGCATGCGCTCATGACGGATGTCGTCGGCGTGGCGCAGCGCGGCCTTCCCATCCTCTCGGACACCGGGGCGCAGGCCGACGTGACGCTGAGCCTTCAGGTGCGCCCGGATACCGGCGTCATCCAGCCCGGCGCGCTCGTGCAGTACGAGGAAGGCGCCGAGACATTCCTTGGCCTCGTGCGCAGCGTGGCGGTCAACTGGCAGCGGCCGGTGCTGCGCCAGTCGATCACCCTCGAAACCCACATGGAGGCATGAGCATGGCCTCGACGAATCCCTATACCGCGCTCCTGGCCTTGCTGCCGAGCTACCCGCTTCAGATCGCAACGATTACCGCGATGGAGGGTGATGTCGCCCGCCTCGTGCTGCCTGGCGGCGGCGTGCTCACGGCGCGCGGCGCCGGCGCGGTGGGCGATCAGGTCTTTGTGCGCGATGGCGTCATTGAAGGGCGAGCGCCCTCGATGCCCTTCGTTCAAGTCGAAATCTAAAGAGAGAAAGAGGGCACCTCATGGACGTGGGCGACATCGCCGGCAATCCGATCGCGCAGCTTGCGTTTCTGATTCTGTCGGCCGCCGGTGGATACAAGGTCTGGCGCGCACAGCAGCCGACCGAAGCGAAAGAGCGCGCCGACAGCGAGGGGCAGATTGCCGCGCTCGCGACGTGGCAGCAGCTCCTCGAAGGCGAGCGCGCCGCGCGCGTGAAGGCCGAAGAGCGCGCCGACAAGTTCGCAGCCGAGCGCAACGAGGCGCTGCAGCAGGTATGGGAGATGAAAGGGCAGCTCAAGGTCATGAGCGAAACCCTCGCCGCGCAGACGACGGAGCTTGGACTGCTGCGCGATCAGGTTCGCCAGTTGAAGGAACAAATCCATGCACCTCAATAAGTCGCACCTCAACAACTCGCACATCGACTCGGATCGCGCGCCGCTCGACGAACAGCCGCGCGTGCGCGTGCCGCGCCAGTGGCGCCGGCTGCTGGAAACCGTGGGCGTCGTCGGAAGCCTGTTCCTCGGTGGCCTCGGCACGGGCTATTTCTGGTCGGCCCGCAATGCCGAGGCGCAGGCCCTGCGCCAGCGCGAGGACCACCTGGCCGAGATCGCGCGCCTGCGCGAAACCTTCGATACGAGCCTCAAGGCGCTTGCCGTCCGCGTGGACCAAGCAGCCGGCACCGCGGCGAATGCCGCCCTTACAGCAGGCGAGGCCGCGAGCACCGCGCAGACCGCCGCACAGACCGCCAACCAAGCCGCCAAGTCGGCAGCAAAGGAAATGAAGAAACCATGATCGACACTCAAACCCTCATCGACTGCACCGGCGCCACGCGCGCCAACGCCGAACGATTCGTCGTGCACCTGGCGGACGGCATGAACCGCTTCCGCATTCACTCGGACAACGCGATGGCGTGCTTCCTCGGGCAGCTCTCCATCGAGTCGGAAAACCTCTCGAAGGTCGAAGAAGACCTGTACTACACGACGCCGGCGCGGCTGCGCGAGATCTTCCCGAGCCTCTTCGTGCAAGGTAGCTACCGCGCCGAGGATTACGTGCGCAACCCGCGTGCGTTGAGCATGCTGCGCTACAAGGGCTTCCACGGGCGCGGCCTCATCCAGCTGACCTGGGAGGATGCCTACATCGCCGCAGGGCGGGCGCTCGGTGCGGACTATCGCGGCAACCCGGGATTGCTGTTGCAGCCGGAGCATGCCGCGCTCTCGGCGTGCTGGTTCTTCGCGGTCTTCAAAGACTGCCTGCCGGCGGCCGAGCGTGGCGATGTCTACGACATCACCGGGCGCGTCAACGGGCCGAAGCGGCTGAAGCTGGCCGAGCGCAAGACGGCCACGGCCCGGGCCTACAAGGTGCTGAGCAAGTGAGCGCGGTGCAGGCCCTGTTGTTGGCGCTTGGGTTGAGCGTGGCGGGTAATGCTGTGCTCGGCTGGGCGTGGATTGTTGCGCGCGAGAAGGCGGCCACCTCGGTGCTGCAGCGCGACGATGCTCGGGCGGCGGCATCCGCCTGCAGCGATGCGACGGAAGACCTCCGCGAGCTGGCCGACAAGCGCGCGGCCGAGGCGAAGAAGGCGCAAGCTGCAGCGCGTTCATTGGCGCTCGGCCATGAGGTCCGAGCGCAGACGATTCTCGCGACGCCGGCGGCCGTGCCCGGTGATGCCTGTGCGAGCGCACAGGCGCGAATTGACGAATGGTTGAAGGGGAGGGCAGGGCAATGAGGCTTTGGGCGCGTCTGTGGCCCGCTATGGGCCTTTGCGTGGTGCTTGCTGGGTGTGGGGTGGCGCCGCTGCAGCCGGTGAAGACGCCGATTCCGGTCGAGTGCCGCGTGCAGCGGCCGACGCGGCCGGCGATGCCGACTCAGGCGCTTGCGCCTGGCGTCGATCTTGATCGGTTTGCGGCGGCGGCCATGGCCGAGATTGAGCTGCGCGAGGGATACGAGTTGGAGCTGAACGCGGCGCTCGATGTGTGCACGGCCGCACTTGATGTGGTGCGTGGCCGGTAGCGTCAAATCATTGCAGTGCCACTTCGGTGCCGTCGGCGGCCACCATGACGCCCGGCGACGCCTCGTCGATCTCGATGGGCACGCCCATGTGCTTCTCGGGGATGGTGGTCGCTCTCACGCGCGCGTCGGTCACCCAGCTGAGGCACTTCAGATACTCGTCGCGCAGAGCTGGGCTCAGAACGAACTTCCGCGGGTAAGCGTTGTTGTGGGCTCTCCAGTGCCCGGAGAGCTTGTCGGTCATTTGTAAGTACAGGGTGGTCATCGTTAAATCTTTGGTTCACTCGTTGAGGGCGTGACAGTCGTCAAGAAACCCCGTGCGTGACATATTTCACAGATACCGCCGCAGATGCGTGTATGGTGAATGCGCTTGCTGCCTGCGCCAATCATCTATCTCGGTGCCACGCTTGTGCCGAGTATTGGAGACGCGCATGGATGGCGTTATGCACATGCACACCGGCAAGACCGGCGTTTGGACTATTTCGATCCTTCAAGAGAAGGTCGATCACGGTGGCTATTCAGCATCGGCAGAAATCAACCTCAAGGGGCAATGTCGATGCAAGCTGGTCCTGGCCGCTCCCGAGCTGTCAGCGCAAGCCGGTCAAGAGAAGCTAAAGCAAAAGTGCATCGATTGGATCAATAAAGAAGAGGCCAACGTTCGCGATCTGAGTCGTTCCTCCGAAGCCGAGGAAGCATAGGGCGACTCAGCCCGCTGCGGGTGCGCGCCGGACCTCGACCGGACCGATGCCGCTGTAGACCGTGGTGTTGTCCTTCAGCGAAGTGACCGTCCAGCGCTCGGCGCCTTGGCCAGGTGTGACCTTGTAGTCGCCCGGCGCGAGCGGCAGGGCATGTTCTTCGCGCGCGGTGCTGCTGTACCAGGCCGGCGTGTAGAGGACGGTGGACTCGGAGGGGAAGATTTCAGCTTGGCTCATGGCAGGATTGTCTCTTTCGCTACGGGCCGACTTGCTCAACAGGAATTACGAGCCAGACCTGCCGATACTCTGCAGTGCCATCGTTTCCGGTATCGAGCTCGATGCCGGAGAGCAAGAAGCCATTGCCTTTGTACGGCAACAACGTGGGGTCAGTAATCCGGCCGGCTGAACGAGCTTGGGGCAGCCCCCAGTTCTCGAACAACATCACTTCTGTGAGATTGCGCCCCGAATTGTTCGTGTCGCGGTCGGACTCACGAATCTGCACAGACACACGCATCGGCGCTTCTCTCTGGCTGGATCTCAGGCGCAAGCCGTGGCGCATGAGGAATGTCACGTCCGCTAAGAACATCTAGGGCACCAGCGGCTCATCTTGGTTCTGTGGCTTCGGTAGAAGACCCGGCAGCTCATGCATAACCGCGCGAATGTGGTCGCCGGCATTCCGGTCCCAGTCGCCGTACAGGTCGCCGATGCGCGCGCAGCGCCCCGCGACCTCGTCAGCGAAATCACGCAGGGTGGGGCGCATCGGATCGTTCGGGCCGAGTTCGCCGACCCTGCGCGCCATTTCCACCAGCTCAACCTCTATTTCCATCAGGTGCTCACGGGGCAAGGCTAGAAGGGCAGGCGTCCATAGAGCGCCCTGATGCGGTCGCCTGCGTTGCCCTTTTTCGGGTGCCCAAACCCGTCGGCCGTCGAGGCGCACAGCTCGACGACATTGAAAGCGAATTCCTGCAGGGCAGGATCCAGCTTGTCGCCATTCATGATGATCTCGGCGCGCGTCGCCAGCTTCTCGAACTCTCCCGAAGGGTCGCGAACGAGGTCTTCGTGATCGGAGCTGCAACTCTTGAAGTGGACGGCGGCAATCTCTTGGGCAGGCTGGCCGCCGACGACCCGGTACAACGCGAGGCCTTGGGAGAACAGGTCTTCGTAGTCGCCATGGCCTTTAGCCAGAAGCAGCCACTCAGAGGCGAACAGGGAGGCCCAGGCGACGTAGTCCGGCTGCGGGGTGATTTCAGGCATTTCAAGCTCCTAAAAGTACTGTATGGATTTACAGTATCTTCCCAGGGTTTATGACCGTCAACCGATTTCCCGACGCAGAATGTCAGTCATGTGTACTCGTTACATATCGCCCGAGGATCGCGAGATAGAGGCCGCCTGGTACATCGGCGCCCGCAGCGCCGAGCGCTGGCTGCGCAGCATGCGGCCGATGTACACCGGGGCGTTCATGCGCCGCGCCGTTGACAAGACGGAGTACGAGCGCGAGATCGCGGTGGGTCAGTGGTCGCTCATTCCAGCGTGGTCGAGCAGCCATGTCCCGACGGCGCCCCCGCGCAAGGGCGAGACGAAGGGCAAGGAGCTGGCCACGCACAACGCCCGCTTCGCTGGCATCGAGAAGAAGCCGGCCTTCAAGGACGCATGGAAGCTCAGCAGGCGCTGCATCATTCCGGCCTGGAGCTTCGATGAGCCGAACTGGGAGTCGGGCAAGAACCAATGGTGGCGGTTCCGCCGCACGGACGGTCGCCCCTGGGGCCTGGCCGGCCTGTGGAGCACTTGGAAGGATCTGGAGACGGAGAAGGTGTGGGAGAGCTACACCATGCTCACGATCAATGCGAACCTGCATCCGATCATGTCTCGTATGCACAGGCCCGAGATCGACCGCACGACAAAGAAACCGCTTGAAGTGCAAGACAAGCGCTCCGTGGTGGCCATCGAAGAGCATGAGTTTGATCGATGGCTGACCTGCACACCGGAGGAAGCGCGAGAGATGGTGCAGCTAATCCCGGTTGATCTGATCGACGCTGGGCCGGCAGCGGCGGAAGGAATTCGAGAGGCGAAGGCGGCGCCTTCTGACGCCGACGAAGAAGAATTGCCGTTTTGA